CGATGACCCTCGAACAGAAGCGACCTTTTCATGAACAATGGGCGCAGTCGTTTGAGCGCTACATCTTGGAAGGCAAAGCACCGACGGTCGAGATGCAGCCGGTGTTCGCTCGATTCCGTGCGTGGATGATCAGCGTATACAAATCGATCAAAGAATTCCTTAAACAGAATCCGCTTGCCGGCAAGTTGAACGACGACGTTCGCGCCATATTCGATCGATTGCTCGCAACCGAAGAGAAGATCACGGAAATGGAGCGTGCTCGCAGCATGATGCCGTTGTTTGCATCGGCTGATCAAGCGGGAGTTACACAAGCGAAATTCGAAGCGTATCTCGCCGAAGGGCAAGCGGCTACCGACGAAGCTGTTTCACAACTCGCGGCTCGCAGTTTGCGCGATATGAAATGGGCCTCCGGTGCTCGTGACAAGGCGTTGCGCCAATTACAACGCGAAGCTAAAGCAAAGCGCAAAGCGTTGACCGAAGAGGTTGCCGCTGAGGTGGCGCAGGAGCCGATCACACAGGCACGGAACTTCCTGCTGCGCGGAATTATCACCGGTGATGACGGAGTTAAGACGAAAGCCTCTACGACCTTCAAATTGGATCGTGGCGCGATTAATGAACTTTACCCAGGCATAGACCTCACCCGGATCGAGAAAATGGTTTCTGACGCGGGTATGACGCCCGATGCTGCCGCCCAGATGTTCGGCTTCAGCAGCGGACAGGAACTGATCGATGCGCTGCTCAATGAAGAGTCTACAACAGATAAAATTCAAGGGTTGGTCGATCAGCGGATGCTCGAACGCTACGGCGATCTGGTTGACGACAGAGCGATCGAGGCAGCAGCGGACAAGGCGATACACAACCGGGTACGGGCGAAGTTCTTGGCTACCGGTCTGGCTATCCTGAAGAAGCAACCCGGCGGTGCGGCAGCGCTCAATAAAGCTGCGAAGCTTGCAGCGGAAGGGGCTCTGTCGCGTAAGAAGCTCCGTGATATTACTCCAGGACAATATGCCGCAGCAGAACGTCGGGCAAATGCTGAGGCGCTCAAACGGGTATCGGGTGACGAGAAAGCAGCTATAGAAGCCCAACGGGCGGCCTTGCTCAACAACCACCTAGCACGGCTATCCCGTGATATCCGCGAGGAAGTTGACGCGGCTCTGAAGTACCTCAAGAAGTTCGATAAGGTAGAACTGCGCAAGAAGCTGGGCCCAGACTACATGGAACAGATCGATGACCTGTTGCAGAACTTCGACTTCCGTAAGGGCACTCCGTTGTCTAAGATCGACAAGCAGCAAGCGTTGCGCGACTGGATCGAGGATCAACAGGCAGAAGGTTTCGAGCCAGCCATAGACGATTCCTTGTTAGATTCTCTGAAACTCAAGAGCTACAAGGAAATGACTCTCGACGAGTTTCGCGGCATCGTTGACGCCGTGAAGCAGATCGAGCACCTGGGGCGTTTAAAGGACAGGCTGCTCACGGCCAAAGAGGCCAAAGAGTTCAACGCCTCAGTTGAGAAGGCGACAGAATCCATCAAGGCGAACGCTAACAGAGTGGTGACGGAACACGAGACCCCGACTGACCTCTACGGTAAAACGAAGAAGTGGTTCCGTCAGATGTTCGCCGCGCACCGCAAATTCAACTCCGTTATCCGTGAGATGGACGGGTTCAAGAATGCCGGTGTTATGTGGGAGATGCTGGCTCGCCCGATGAATGAAGCCGGGGATGCCGAAGTTGAGATGCGCCAGAAGGCAGCCGAGGAACTCGGTCGGCTGTTCGGTATGCTAGAGAATACGGACACGGTTCCGGGCAACTTGTACTCTAAGAAACGCCTAGTGCCGGGGACAGATATCTCAATGACTCAGGAACAGCGGATCATGTTCGGCATGAACTGGGGCAACGAAGGAAACCGGCAACGGTTGATGGACGGCGGGCTGGCGGGGCGTAAGGCGCTCTCTATGCAGGAGGCCCAAGCTATTCTCGATACGCTCACCAAGCCCGAATGGGATTTCATACAATCCGTGTTGGATTTCGTGGGTTCCTATAAAGAGCAGATCGCAGCACTCGAGAGACAGGTAACAGGCATCGAACCGAAGTGGATCGACGCCATGCCGATAGAGACGAAGTTCGGAACCTACCGTGGAGGGTACTTCCCAGCAAAGTACGACGCGGACCTGTCTACCAGATCCGAGGTATTGGAAGCGGTCAACGACATGCGCATGGGCATGAAGGGGGCGTTTCAGTCTGCGGCTACAAAGAACGGATATACGAAAGAACGTTCTAAACAGGTTATAGGTCGCCCGATTCTCCTGAGCTTCAACACGATAGCTCAGCATGTGAGCGAGGTGACCCACCGCCTAGCGTGGCAGCCGTGGTTGATAGACGCGAATCGTCTATTACGTGCGCTGGATGAACCAATCCGAGAGCACTACGGAACTGAACTCCTGCGAGAACTACGCAATACTGTTTTAGATATCGCCACGGGTGACGTGGGCGCTAAGAACGCTATGGAAGCCGGTATCAATCACCTACGGACGGGATCGACTATCGTTGGCATGGGCTGGAGGGTGACTACCGCGTTATTGCAACCGAGTGGTCTGGCTCAAAGCTGGTCGCGTATCGGTAGCAGATCGATAGCTGCAGGGCTGGCCCAGTATCTTAAAAACCCGATAGTAGCCGGTAAGTTCGTAGACGAGAAATCGAGCCTGATGCGTAACCGCGGAATCACGATGCAGCGTGAGGTGAATGAGGTGTTGAATACTCTGAGATCCGGCAGTAAGGTGTCCGCCGTTACGGGGTCGTACTTCACCCTGATCGGCAAGATGCAACGCACCGTGGACATCCCAACATGGATCGGGGCTTACGAAAAGGATCTCGCGGAGCAGGGTTACGAGGCTGCAGAGAACGAGGAAGAACGTGCTAAGATGGAAGCACGAGCCGTAGCAGTAGCCGATCAAACGGTAATCGATACGCAATCCGGGGGGCAGATAAAAGACCTTGCGAGCATCCAGCGGGGGTCGCCTGTACAGAAATTGTTTACTAACTTCTACTCGTACTTCAGCGCCACATATAACTTGAATGTCGAAACGGTACGCAAAACAAACTTCCGTGATCCTGCCAGTGTTGGCCTGATGGCGGTAGACCTGTTGCTATTGAATACGGTTCCGGTGCTATTCGCCCTGGCTCTCAAACAAATGACGAAAGGTGAATGTGAATGGGATGATACGGAATGCCTATTAGAGAAAGCGGGGCAGGAGCAGATAAACTTCCTCATGGGGCAGATGATTATACTGAGAGAGGTCGCCGTGGCGGGACAGGCGTTGATAGGCGCGGATACCTACGGGTATCAAGGCCCGGCGGGGTTGAGGTTCTTCAGCGATCTGTATAAGTTAGGTACACAGGTAGAACAAGGCGACGCGGATCTTGCGGCTTTCAAAGCTGCGAACTCGGTAGCGGGGGCGCTCTTTCATTACCCAGCCGGGCAGATTAATTCAACGCTCGATGGTATACTCGCCATCGAAGACGGTAGAGTGGAAGGGGTAAGCATATTGCCAGCACTAATCGCGGGAGCACCGAAAGATGCTAGATAAACTCAAACGACCTTATGGTTACGAATATATCGGGGATAACGACCCCCTACTAGAGGCACGAAGGGTGGACCGCTGCCCGAACTGTTCGCCCCCTTCGGCGGATGGTAGCACGGGAGGAGACCCTGTGTGCACCGAACCTATATGGGCTGTTGTGTACGATTCCTGGTATCTGGCGACTAGAGAGTTCGCGGGTATGATTTTCCAGGATGCTCTGATATGGATCCCCGGTGGGGATAGCGGCAACATTGTAGCGCTCAGTATGGCAGATGGTAGTATTTCACGCACTATCGACATTGCTACCGCTGTTGGTACGAATGATTTCTGGGAGATGTCGTCTTTCGCTGGGGTGGGAGCGGATGGTGTGACGCTATTTTTTAGTGGATTCGATGGGCTTAATATCGATGGTGACCAGATAGTAATGGTTAATACCACTACAGATGCCGTTACTACAGGGTTGCCGGGGCTCGAATATACTACTCCAGGTTTGGTAGACAATACAAATGGTGTTTTGTGGCTGGCGGGTAGCGCGTCGTCCGCGACTCCTGGCACATTATTTGCACTAGATCAAACGACGTTAGCGGCAACGGGGGTATCAATCGCCTGGATTAACGACGGCGTTAACGCCCCGAAATTGGCACATGACACAACCAACAACCACTTGTGGCGGACTAACACCGCCCTTACCAACATTTACATATACTCTGCTGTTGACGGTTCTTTGGTTACTACCCTCTCCGCTGTTACCACAGCCCCTGACGTAATAACATCCCTTGAGTTCGTACCAACTAAAGGTTGGGTGATCGTCGGGATGCGTATCGGCGCGTACCACGAGTTCGCCATCTATGACGCGACCACGTACACGTTAGTGGCTTCCATCGCCGATGTTGAGGGGGCCCTTATAAAATCCGGTTACGACTTCAAGTACGTCCCAACGGCTGATGAATTTCTATTGTCCGCTCAATTAACTAATACGAGCAAGCCACATAAGATGTACATATTTGACGGTACGGATTTCCACTATAAGGGAGAGATCCCGTTGACCTACTTTAGTCCTCTGACAGATTTAACGGTGCCCTCTCTAACGGCTGCGACGGACCTTAACGGTGGAGGGTTATTCGTGGTAGATCGTTGTGACATATTCATACAGGATATCTATGCCCACCCAGTAACGGGTAACGTAGACTTAGTACTATTCCGTTTCAATAGGTAAGTAAAGGAAAACCGGTTTTCTTTAACTAAGGACGCAGCTAATGTTAATTAAGCTACTAGACGAGTACCAACTATTCCGAAGGGTAATAATCCTGGTACTAATCGTACTCACAGCCTGGATCACGTACTGCTCACAGGCGTATGCTTTCGCAGCTCTGAACCACCCGGAGGTAACATGGCAGGGTGTCGTGGCAATCCTCGGAGCGATGCAAGCCCCGATCCTAGGATTAACCGGATATGCTTTCAAGATATATTTGAACTCGCGCAAACAGGACTGACAGTATATAATCCGGTGAAAGGACTTCTAACATGCCATTAATTCTACTCAGATTACTCCCCTACATTCTGGCCGTTCTTGCTGTCGCTGCTATTCTCTTCTTCGCCTATGACACAGGCCGTAAGTACGAACGCGGGGTATGGGCCCAACGGGAACTGCAATTGAACCAGGACATCGAGAAGCAACGACATGCAGCAGAGAAACGAATCCGAGACCTCGAGGAACACCGGCAGGTCGAACTAGCTGAGGTACAAAATGCACACCTTAAGAATATCGCAAATCTCAACAATACTATTAATAGCCTTAGTAGCCGTGGGTTGTACATCACTGCCTCAACGTGCCCCGATGATAGAGTGCCCAACGGTAGAACCGGCGAAGGTTCCGGCGGACCTCCTACCGGACATAGCAACCAGTCAAAGATACGACTTCCCGATGAGATTACAAGCGGTCTTTGGGACGTCATCCGAGCAGCCGAAGAAGTAAAAGACCTGTACTTGGCATGCCGACGGATAGTAACTAGCTCGGCCTGCAACATCGAATTTATCAACTAGAAAGGGGGGTGATCCGTGTTTATTAATCCGATTAAGAAAGCTGAAGACGCAATCGAGAAAGGCAACAAGGAACTAGACAAAGAGGTTGACAGACAAGTGCGCAAGGCCACTCGTAGTCGCTTTACACTGGCCTGGTACTTACTCGGCGTCACAGTAATCGCCCTGCTCGGTGCGGGTGTCGGGATTCTGATACTGGAGTTATAGCATGTGGGCGGAATACGGGCCGATAGCAATGTTCGTCGTGGGTCAGATCGTAGTCGCAGCGGCAATCTGGGGCGGTATCAAATCTGATATCGCCGCTATCCATCGAGAACTCACACTGAGGCACGAGAGTTATACCAACAGATTCACCCTGTTGGAGTCCCACGTATACCACGCCTGGGGCGGGAGGCGTGAACCTCCTCATGCTGATGAATAAGTTCGAGGACTTTGTAGTCTACGCCGCTTACGTAGCCATAGTATCATTGGTAGTAAGCGGCCTATTTAGCCTACCCGCGCAATCGGCGCACGTGGAAGATCCTCGTTATTGCGGGGAGCCAAAGCGCACACCAGCGGGTAAGATCCTCCGCAACAAAACTCTACGCCTAAAATTTGAGGCGATGTACCCGCTACCCACTGGATGGGATCGCGCCTTATGGCAAGTAGACCATGTGATACCGTTAGCACACGGGGGTTGTGATTCCATATCGAACATGCAATGGCTGCCGAAGTCGATCAAGACCTGCTCCGGCACCCTATGCAAAGATCGTTGGGAGTTAAAGCTCTACCCCGAATGGAACGGGTCTGCCATCCCGGCAGAAGCCACAAAGCCCGCCAACTAAACGCGGGTATTCGAAACCACAACCATCGCATTCCCCAGGCTCCCCTGGGTCCATGCTAACAGCGTTTTGTCGTATGGCTGCTACGGCGTATTCCGTCTCCAGCGCCATGTGCTTATTAGCGAGATCCACCTCATCCGCGTAATGTTCAGTATCTCCTACCATGTCAGTAACCCCTTCTCTTTCAGAAAATCGTGCAGATCCGCTCTTATCTCGCGCGGGTCCGCAGCCCAGTCATAAACCCCGACAATTTTCTCCGACACCGTTTTGGGGCTCCGGAACAGCCTTTCGTAGTTACTCGTACCGCTCTTCACTGCGCGCAGCACTTCTCGCTCCCAAACGATCAATACCGGTACTTCCAAGGACATCACCTTATCGATTACCCACTCCACCTGCTCTTTCAAATCTCGTTCCTTAAGCATTTCTGCCTCCCTGTTTCTTAATTGATCGCGCTTCCAGGATCAGATCCTGCACGCTTTTCTTAGTCTCTACGCGCGCCATTACCAACTCGTCGACGGTATCTCGGGCGATTATGTTGATGATATAAACGTTCCTATTCAACCCGGCTTGCAATTGCCGTACCGGGCCTATCCTTTCCATTACCTGCAACCGTTCTTCCAGGTTCCAATTGTGTCCGAAAAACACCAGCACGTACCCGCCGTACTGCAGGTTGAGCCCATGCCCGGCACTCTTAGGATGTACAAACAACAGCGGGATCTTGCCCTCGTTCCACTCCTGCTCAATCAGGTTCGTATTCTGCGGCGTGATAGCGCGCCCCTTTGGGAACGCCCTCAATAGCCTCTCACGATCCGATCTGAAATTGTACGCTACCAGAAGATTCGCCCCAGAGAATTCGTTCACGATACTCTCTAGTGCCTGGATCTTGGTGTCGTGAACTTCCTTCCAGGCTTTCGCCATTGGGTCGTCATCCTCCCGTTTCAACGGGTCGACGTAACACGCCCCGTTTGCTACCTGCAGGAGCTTCTGAGTCAGTACCGCAGAGTTGGCTACCGCTATCGGGTGCTGCTCTATCTCTGCGTAAAACTGCTTCTCCAGCTCTTTGTAGAGATTACGAGCTTTCGGTGGCAGGTCAACGTATCTGTCTACGACGATCGGGTCCTTCAGATCGAACCAATCTTCAGGCCTGAGCGAAATACAGATATCTGACAATAGTTCGTTGATCTCTCCGGCTGTGTGCGCCATAGGTTTCGGCGTACCAAACTCCCCCGGAGGAATCTTAAACCAACGATCAATGAAACCCGAGAATGTTCTCCCGAGGCGCTCCCCCTTGTCTAGCATCCATATCTGCCCCCACAGGTCTAGCAACCCATTTGGTGACGGAGTACCCGTCAATTGGTGAAAATACTTGACCTGGGTGTGCGCCACCTTACCCAACGCAGCAGCGCGTACCCCGCCTTGTCGGATACGGAAACTCTTCAGCCGAGTGGACTCATCCGCAACCACCCGGATGAAGGGCCACTTGTCGCCGTACTGCGCCACCAACCACGGAAGATTCTCGTAGTTGGTGACGTATACAGAAGACCGAATCTTCAACGCCGAGAACCGTTCCTTCTCGTTACCTACTATGGGTACGACTCGTAGGTGGCGGAGGTGATCCCATTTAAGCGGCTCGTTTACCCAGGTCGTTTTGGCAACGAGCAGAGGCGCTATAACGAGCGTGGGGCGGTCCTCCCCCATGCACTGATGGTAATCGATAGACGTGAGCGCAGAAACGGTTTTACCCATACCCATGCCAGCCCAAACCGCATACCGCGGATTGTCTATCATCCTATCAATTATGATCTCTTGATAGGGCTTCTTTATAAGCTTCTGCCGCACGTTTTCTCTCCTTGATACGTTGTTTGCTCTCATTCATTTTCTGTAGATAGTGAAACCTACAATACGGGTACGGCACGAATCGCTTCCCCCCTTCTTTCGCGGGCATACGGGTTTCATTACAACCTGGTATAGCGCAAGGGGACTTCTGCGTGTCCGACAGGACAACAGTTTGCTTCGTGTTCAACTTCAAGAGCATGTCGTACATGCTCCCAAGTCGTTCGTATAGAGGGGCTAGGCCCCGATTGCTCTCAACCATTCATCTACCTCCCCTAACGTAAACAGTACCGCCACTCGGACGTCTTTCCCCATGAGTTCGTTGAGCTCGGCCACCTGCCCGAGAGAAAGCCTCCCGCCTCTGGGGCGTTTCAGCTCTACGAAACCCTGCCACTTCCCGGGTATTACCACAAACCGGTCCGGGCATCCCCGCCTTCCGATCCATTTTACTTTCCGTATGAAGCCTTTCCTCTCTTCCACTGCCCGCTTCAGGTACTTCTCGATTACCGCTTCCTTCGCGTTGTCCGTAACTTTCAAATCCTTCGTACCAGTCATAGCACATATCCTTTTGTTGTTTGTTTTCCTTGACACCCTCGTATGGGTTGTCCCAAATGCGGCGGCCTTCCTTGGCCGCCTGTCGCCCTTCGGCAAAAGCCCCTCTCATTGTACCGTACCACTATGCGGTGAAAAGGACCCTCCGTTACGCAGATCTTCCTCCGTTAGGTTCACCTCGATAGGATCCCCGAGCCACCGGTGAAAGTACTGCGGCAACTCAGGTGGCCTAGGACCCGGCTCCCACATAGCAGTACCAATCCCGTACCCGCCATTCATCTCAAAGATATAAAACTGCGTTACGAAGTGAAGTGGTAGGGTCCGCAGGTCCTCTACCTCTTCTTCAACCTGATCCTTATCTGCCTCCTGTTGTGCGATGTACTGGCGTATCACTTCGAAGTTATCTTCGAGTACTTTATGAACTTCTTGTCTCCTCTTCAGATGTTGTTGCACCGCCTCTTTCAGCGTCGTAACGGCGTCCGAGTAGTTGAGAGTGAAAGACCGATGTGCCGTGCATGTAACGACGATCCCAGACTCCAGGTGCACAATTTCTACCCCCTCCCATTTTCCGAAATCATTGAGAATGTTCGCGGAGTACGCATCTTTTTCTTTGGTATGGAATAAACTGATTAACATTTTTCCTTCTCCTAAAATTATTTACGATACCGAAGCATCGTTTCCCCTGCTGCTGCTAGCGGTAGGCCAACAGACCAGTTACGAGGTTCTGACATTATTTCAGAAAGCCCCTCGGCTGTCAACTCCCGTCTGGACTCACAAACTAATTCATCGTGAACCCTTATCAATACCTGGTATCCAGCCTCTTCTGCGTGCGGCATTGCGTGGAACAGAACATCCCGAGCACCGGCCTGACAGATATTCTCAAACAACTTCCCCCCGTGGGTATCGATACGGGTCCACTTCCGTGTGAACTGATTGACGCCCATATAACTGATCTTCCCTTCCGTGTCGATCCTCGGCGACGGGTAGCACAGATACCGGCCCGATTGCAGGCGTATGCGCAGCCAAGCGCCCTTGCGGTCTACGATCAGCCCTCGCACGTTCACGGTCGTCTGACGTCCTATCGCAACGCGGCAGGCGTTCTCAAGTTCCGCCCATAGGCTAGTGATAGCCGGGTGTGCTTCGCGCCATAGGCGTTTCAATACGTCACACGTCAGAAAGGCTTTGTCCGACAGGCCGTACCGATTCATTTTTTTCTTCTCAGCAAACGCCAAGAATTTCTTGGCCTCGTTCACTGTAGCCACCGGTAGGGTGTCGTAGATGTTCGACGCCAGATCCTCGACGCTGAACCCATAGGTAGCGGCCCCTGTTACGAACGCACCGACACCGCCTTGGTACTGCAACATCAATTCCTGAACCTTACCGATCTGCCGTTGGTCCTTGGTGACGGTATCGGGTTCGACCCGGAACGATCTCGCGTAGGCTAATATGTACAGATCAGGTCCTAGCCCCGCGTCGAAATCGCGGAACGCCTGGAGCTTCCACTCCTCCCCGGCGGTCCATGCGGCGTAACGGCCTTCGATGTTCGAAAGATCCGATACATTCAATACCTTCCCGGCAGTTGGTACCAGCACGCCTCGCACGCACGATACCGCGAGCAGCATTGGGTCTTCGAAGAAATAATCCCGAACCGGCAAGCGCTCTTTGATACACTCCGCCCCGAAGTCTATTTCAGAGGCGGACAACAGCCCGCGACTCGGTAGGTTCTGCGGTTGGAACGTTCTACCAGCGTCACGCCCGGTTCGTTGTGCACCGCAAAACTGTAGTGTACCCCGGCAGCGCCCGTCGTCGTTAACTGCACGTGCCAATGCCTTATACTTACTTGTTGATGTAGAGGTCGCAGCGAGTCTGATACGCACCAGTTCACGCACCTCGGCGGGCATGTTCTCGTCGTCAAGGGCCCGCTTCAGGGTATCTTTCTGTAGATCCTTGAAATGCCATCCATGCGCCTCAAATATGTACGCCAACAACAGATCGCGTTTCGTGGCGCTTGATACCTCGTTGTTTGTTTGTTCTTGAATTTGTTGTTTCAGCAGGCGCTGCTCATCGTTAACCATTTGTATCGCGCCCTCGATCAGCTCCTGATCGGTATTGAAACCGTGATCGTTTATGCGCTGATCCAGGAACCAGAAATTCAGTTCGTCCGTATTGTTCGGGTAGTTCCATTTCGGCATTTTATTATGAAGTGCTCGCGTCGCCTCCACGTCACGGATCGCATACTCGCAGAATCGTTTCCATTCCTCCGGATGCGTCTCATGCGTGGCACGGCGAATCTTCACGTTTACCGGGCGAGGTTTGCAAAATAGATGGATAAGCTTCGATCCGTCTTTCATCTTCGCTTCTTCGGGGTTCAGGTTGAAGATCGTCCCGAGGGTGCCCATACTACCTGGCAGGCCGTGTGCAAGAGCCTGCACCATCGTGTCACGCCATCGCTTTATGGGAGCCGTTAACCCAAGAGCGTACCGGAGTACGGTACGGTCGAACATTGTATTATGCCCCCAGATCTCAACATCCGCGCTATAGATGAAGGCGTCGAGGAATTCTTGGTGGGTTTCGTCGCCTTTTGTATAATCAACCAGTTTCACTGGGCCATCATCAATCGCGTATGTGAGTATCATCACCTCGCAATCCTCCGCGTATCGGTAAGTTCCGTGTGCTATTGGTGTCTCTGAATATGTTTCTGTGTCAAACCATAGTTTCATAAATGCCTCCGGTAAAAAAAAGGGGGAGGAGCCTAAGCCCCCCCCCGTACCTCTCTACCTTTCCCGTGTTTAGTCAGTAGATCGCCGGGTTTGCGTAAGCTGCAGCGTGATTTGTGGGGCCACTGCAGGTGAACGAGGTAGAGTATCCGCGTTCCTGGTACTCGGGAACCCTGGAGATGCGACCGCCCCTGTCATATTAGTTATGCATCCTGGAAGAAGTCGTCTTCCTCATCGGTTCCTTCAGAGAGATCGTCGAAATCACCATCGGCTACTCTAGCCGGTGCGGTAGTAAACGCCTCGCCATCTTGTGCGAACTGGACCGCGATTAATGTCGCGCGAATTCCCTGGTATGTTTTAGTCTGTATCCACAGATCCACGGTTGCGTTAACGTAGCAGCCTGGGTATGGGCGTCCATCTTTGGACGTCAGACGTACCTCTGGGTTGCGGTCGACGACCATAGGAGCCCCGGAAGCTTCTCCACGGTGGCATCCCAGAACCATGTGTCCCTCGAACGATTCGTCTGAGCTGTCGCGCATATCACCGTCGGTATAGCAGCATTTCTGATTCGAGGCCGACCAGGCCTTGATAGCCGCCTCGGCTTTCTTGCCCATCTTCTCTACTGCGAGATCGCTGATAGCCTTGGATAGTTCCTTATCTAGTGCGCTACCTTTCGGGATTAAGAACGTGGCGCTGTATCGTGGGTTGGAGTTTTCTTCGCCGTTGAATTTAACGGCTTCGAATAAATCTTCGTATTTCAATCTTACGTTCTTCAGTTTAATTTTCATTTCTAGGTCCTCTATCTCATTTCTCTAAATTGTCGAAATCGCTCGACGGACTTACCTCTACCGCCGTTCGTTTATCCGACTCTGGTACTACAGTCAACTTCGCTGCCTCGCGTGTGATGTACCCTTCAACCTCGGACATCGACACTTTCGGCATCTTCAGTTTATCAACATCCGCCGGTGAGATCAACTGCTGTTTGTATATCTCACGAACGGACAACCCTGCTAACTGAAGCGCTGCTGCGGCGCGTGCTTCATCGTTCCACTTGCGGTTGCCCTGACGACCGTAGACAGCCTTGAACCCAGGCACCTTCTCACCGTCCAGTACCTTACTCGTCACCAACGCTTCAACTGCATCGAAATACCCTCGGGCAACCGGTATCTTCGCGGCGATCTCACTCAGCCGCTTGTTATCCATCCGCCCTTCAGCAGCTACTGACGCCTCCTCCGTAACAGCTAGGGCGTACTTCTGTAATGCGGGACATGTGGCTCTCGCGTTGCAGAAATTGTCGATGCAATGCCCCCCAGCTTCCAAATACAGATCCAGGTTCGCCACCTCGAAATCTTGTACCAGACTCAAAGCTACCGCGGCTTTGATCTTCACTAACTCACCGAACTCTAGGAGCTCCTCTATCGTGAGGACCCATTCCGGATGGTGGTTGAGTCGTGGTTGGTGAATCACTAGGCGAACGGTTTTGATCTCGCCGAACATCTGATACACCTCCCAAGCCGCAAGAGCATACAGCATTAACTGTTTGTTCTTCTCGGCCTCGACTACCACTCCACGCCCATATTTCAGGTCGTGTACCTGCAGCTCGTCACCGACCAGGATAACCACATCGGCGGTGCCGAAGGCGTCCTCCTCCCCCGTCCAGGTCGTGAGCGGTAGACGTTGCTCAGAATCTATTACCGCTGCACCACCCGCTGCGTACTCTTGTATCACGTTGAACGTCCGCGTGATGTTATCGACCATTTCCATGTCTACCGTGAAGGTACGACGGTTGCCGGTATCCTCTAACTTCTTATTGGTCCAAGAAGCCTCACCGTTGATAACCTCAATAAACTCTCGGGCATTAACCACTGGCGGCTCGTTTTTGTTGATACATTCTGACAACAGGAAATGCGCCGCCGTACCCTCATCCGCATACGCAGATGAACTGCTCGCTACCTTCGGCTCCAACACCACGGAGCCGGGGCAGTTCATCCACTTCTCGGCTTTTGATGGCCCGAGTAGGGCGTGTTTATTACTCATGCTAAACCCTCTTTCGTGAGTACGACATGCACGGCATCGTAGAACGCCTCGTACTGCTCGCTCTTCAACGTGGTCTCGTCGAGCACTTTTACACCAGTGCCGCAGAACTTGCCAAGCAGATCCATCCCGAGTTCACGAGCCTTCAACGCCCCGTGTTGCTTGCTGCCTCTGATAGTGTTCAGGGCGTCATAGAAATACGAGCGAACCTCGGAGAACTTCAACTTGCCCTTGGCCTGTTGTTTAACCGGTTCTGCAACTGGTTCTGCAACTGGTTCTGCAACTGGTTCTGCAACTGGTTCTGCAACTGGCGTGGGGACCGGGGCGGTATCGGCCTCCGCCGGTAAGGATACGCCCGCGGCTAACTCTGCGATCTTCTTCGCCGCTTTCTTCTTTGTGTCCCCTTTAACTGCCGGGGGGTCCACTTGTGCCGTTAATACCTTTAAGGCCCCTGCGATCTCATAGAGGCTCGTGGAGATATCACTAAGATACTCCGCCACATTCAACCTCTCCTCTACTCTGTTTAGCGAGCTCACTAACTCATCCAATTTATCCTCAAGCATGTCCTTCTCCCTCGTAATTTGTTTCGTTCTTATTGAATATGCCTCTCAATTTCCGTGCTAGCGCTGATTCCAGTACCGTCGGGAACTGTACGCCTTCGAGCAACACCAGCAGTTCTTCTAGGTCCCTAGTCTCAAGTGCTTTTATGCGATCTTCCCGTTCTGCGTTCGCCCTGTTAACGGCGGCCTGATAGTTCTTGTCGAAAGGGTTGACCTTGCCCTCTCGGGCCTTTTCCGCCTCAGCCAATATCTTCTCAGCAGCGCCGGGTGCGTTATGTGCGGCCAACTCGTTTAATTCTCTGATTTTCTCTAATCCGTGCATTTTAATACTCCTATTCGTGTTTGGTTCTGGTGTCAGTTATATACAATCGATGGTATGTACTACGTTTCGGGGAGTAATACCCCTTTCCTTCAGCAGCTAAGTGTATCACCTGCGCGAGTCTCTCGCGCAATTCATCCGCATTTAGATCGACCAGACGAATAGCTTCATACCCTGGTTGATGTAAAACCAGTTCATCTACCTCTGGTATTGGGTTTGATCTTGATATTTCGAATCCGAATATTCTCATTTCTATCTCCAAAAATTTAGTTAATTGAAAACAACAAAACGGATGATCCTCTCATTTCGGTTCGCTGTCAAATGTTTTTTTTCTATATACAGCGAATAGTTTTATGGTAGTCTATAAAAAAGACACAGAGGAGCAACAATGATACCTGACTATTACGACGAGGATAATATGCCGGAGAAGTACCAGAAAATCAGCCAGTGGATGCGAGCGGCAACTAGACAAGAGCGCGATATTGTTTGTTCAATGACTGGTACGACGAAAAACTACATATACCAGTTAGCCGGGGGGCATCGAACAAACCCGTCCCTACGTTTAGCAGTGTCTTTAGTGAAGGCCATGAACAAAGTTCGTGAGCAGCGTATGTTGCCGGGGGAGCCCGATGCCCGCTGCGCACTGCCACGTATACACTTGGAAGATTTTATCCGGGACTAAACCATGAATAAAATTAACTGGGGAGCTACCGCCGACGAGTGGATGCTCTTCGATTTCGTATTGGAGTTGACGAGTGACCTGTTACCGGTGGTTAGTAACCCGCACGCAGAGATATCGCCGAATAGCAAGATGCAGAGGCTCGGGAAAACCCCGAGCTTTTACAACCGGAATCGGCAGGTTGTCGGTTTTCCGGATTGGACATCGCATCACGCTACCGCTCAGGATATCGAGCGGTGGTCCGCCGAACCCGACAACGGTATTTGCCTCAGAGCTCGGGATGCCCGTGCTGCGGATATCGATATAACCGATCAACCTACGGCGGATCGGGTAGTCGCCCGCATTGACGATATAGTAGGATTCAAACTGCCGAGGCGGTTTCGCAGTAATTCATCGAAAACCCTATTGTCATTCAGGATCTCGGATTACGCTGGAGTGTTGTTAAAACGTGTCATTCGTTGTGAGCACGGGATAATCGAATTCCTCGGGGATAGGCAGCAGTTCATCGTCGCGGGACATCACGAGTCGGGTGTCAGGTACGAATGGGCTGAACTCGGCAACGGCATCCCAGAGATTTCGTTGGAAACTTTCGAGCGCATGTTCGCCACGTTGCAGGCAGAGTTCGGTATCGAGAAACCTCGCATCGGTAAAGAGCGCAAAGCTCCGATCCTGATTGACTCTGAGGAGCCCGTGCTGGCAGCGTTATCCGAGAAGGGCATGGTTCTATCGAGCGAGCCTGATGGACGGGTGCACATAGTCTGCCCGTTTGAGCACGAACACACTACCGAATCAGTGGAGTCGGCCACGACATACTGGCCCGCACACACTGGCGGGTACGCCAACCCGGCAATAAAATGCCTACACGCGCATTGTGAGGCTCGGACGTTCGACGAGTATTCTGAGGCGTTAGGTATCTCGCCAGCGGACGATTTCGAGGACATATCCGACACGCCCCTGCGGCACAAAGATGTTCTCGACGTTTACAAAGCACCTGAGCCCGAGCGGTTCGCGATCGTTAATTCTGTCGCATATTCCGAGATTCCGACGAACGATAATCACTATTGTCAAGGGGTCCTACCTCGGGACTCAATAGGTGTCTTATGGGGGGCATCCGCTGCTGGCAAGAGCTTCGTCACGTTCGATCTGATGGCGTCTATCGCACGTGGCCTCGAATGGAACGGGTGTCCTACAAATAGGACCAGAGTATTATATGTGTGCGCCGAGGGGCAGATAGGTTTCCGTAATCGTATCCGTGCGTATCTGATAGCTCGGGGAATCGACGCCCTCGACATTGATGTCATGGCCGGGGGGCCGGATCTGCTCACGAAGGGCGACATCCGCGCCTTCCTCGAAATGATACAGTCTACCGGCTACCGCTACGGAGTCATAGTTATCGACACCTATGCCAATTGCATGTCCGGGGACGAGAACTCCGGCAAAGACGTAGGCGTTGCCGTCATGAGTTGCAAGCTGATCAATCGGGTGCTCGGTTCTACCGTGTTGCTGATCCACCACAGCCCCAAAGCCGGGGGTGGCGCTCGTGGGCATTCTGCCTTGAAAGCCGCCTGTGACTTCGAGCTCGGGGTTGAACGTGATGGCGACCTGCGGATGATACGAGTCACGAAAATGAAAGACGGGTTTGATGAGTTGTCATTCGGGTTCCAGTTGAAGGAAGTCGAAATACGTCAGCGGGACAACGGCTCTCCGGTTACGAGTTGTGTCGTCGAATACGTCGATGCGGTAATACTGAAAACCGAGAACAAGCGCGGCAGTACGCCAAGCCTGGGCACGAACGAGACGGTAGTACACAGTCTGATCCAGGATCTATTCGAGACGGATCAGTTGTGGCCGGATCGTGATTATGTAGTACAGGAAGTGAAACGGGTCTATAACCTGAAGGTTTCGAACATAAAACGGGCTATAGATAATTTGGTAGATAAACAGAGGGTTATAGACAACGATGGGATTCTTTCAATCAATTGTTGACAGAAAACCGTTCGCTATGGCACACTACGCACTGAGAGGTTAAGAATGGAAACAGCAAGGGAAATTTTGAAGGCGGTAATCGAGCACAAGTTGGCACACAAAGGCCAACCACCGATCGCGTTGGAGTTGAATCACCAACATGTGTTGGATGTGCTGTCTGATGAGCACTACTGCATGAATGTGGAACTCAACAGCGATGGCAAGATCGAGGCTATGTGGGAAATTCCTGTGATACGCAGATACGATTGTTCTGAGGCCGCGCTGCACGATATAAACGGGACCCGTCACATCATCCAGCCGTTGGCAGCCCCTGACCTCTCAATACCGATAGACCATTTTAGTAAAGGAGAATGAAGAATGAATCTTTTTGAACCACAAACATATACAACCGAGGAGGCAATACGCTCCTCAACCATTTACAACGCGGAAGGCAGTACCAAATGCTTCCACGGGCAGGAGGTATACGGTTTCGTAGGACACTTCGCGTATGCCGTGGGGTATAACGACGACGGGACCCTATCCGCCGGACCCCGAATAGCCTGCCCCTATTTTGAAGCTGTGTGGTGTTCCCCGCATGTTGGGACCTTGGACACCGCATTTATACAACCTGGCGAGTTCGCAGCTCCTTATTTTATTCTGTATGACTATTGCACGAATGACGTCGTTGGACGTTTCCTTTTCGATGAGCAGTATGGCTGGTGCCTGTCAGTGCGTAACGAGTTCGTTGATAAATTCGACTCCATACCCACTACTCTGTGGCCCGACGCACCCGCGCCTAGCCCCTGGCGTATCCTCCGGGAGTTGTTCAAATGAAGCCCGAGGATTTGAGGGAGGGGGTAGTACCCCCGAATGGTGTTTTACTTCAACCACCGGTCAGCATGTTGATACGGGAAACACCCCCGATCGTCTCCGAGGATTGGGCGTTCTACCGTATCAAGGCGAATCGAGAGGGCACCGTGGTGTCCCTGAAACTCGTGGCCCTGGAGCCCGTAGTGTTCAAGGCAAACTATCGGTTATACTACAATATGCCTGAGCGTAGGTTTATCCTAAGCTCCGACTACCTCAAGTTGCTGAAACATGGTAGGGAGAAATTGGCTTCATGCATAGAGGCATGCTACTTCGAACAACTAATAGGAGAACAGAATGTTAGTAAGTAGAAGAATCACAGATTTGGAACCCAAAACTCGCGCTTTGTGTGAGGCGTTTCTACTCGCCTGCAAGGCGCACAATATCGAGATCCTAGTCACCTGCACCTTGCGTGACAACGAAGCCCAGGCCGAGTTATATGCCCAGGGCAGAACGAAACCTGGGAAAATTGTCACCCACGTGCAACCTGGTAATTCAGCGCACAACCACGGTAGAGCATTCGATATCGTACCTCTCAGACAGGGCAAGGCGGTCTGGGGTACTACCGGTGAGGATGCCGTGTTGTGGGAGCGTATAGGGGCTCTGGGCGAGGCCCAAGGGCTTACTTGGGGCGGTAGGTGGCACATGGCAGATTTCGTGCACTTCCAATACGATGCCCCGAAGACGAAGCTTGAGGACATTGACATGTTTAAGGAGCAGGCGTTATGAAATTGATTGCTATGTGAATAACGGTAACGACACCCCGGAGAGACGGGGGTTTTTTTTTGCATCGGATACTTGACATACGAAATATAAGTCAAGTATACTTATCTCAAGTTGGTAATAATACTAACTACGACACCGACGGTAATCGGTAATTGGAGACTGAAATGAACAAGATCGAACAATTAGCAATTGAAGCAAGTGACATCTGCATGTATGACGAGGATGGATACCTAGAAAACCCAGGAGAGGTACAGAATATCGTATACGAGCGGGTGTGTGAGGTGTTCGCAGATAGACTACCACCCGATAATCTGCTGGAGAGACACAGTACTGATTTCGAGGAGGATGCCATCGGTGAATGGGGAGATCGTTTGAATCGTGCCGCTAGAACGATGCAGACAATCTACAATCGCTCTCTTGATATAGCCGAGGGTGTGTAACCAAACCGGTAGATTTTCGGGGTATTTGAGGAAAAATCTACCGGTTATTATTAGGAGACTGGAATGTATAAATACTTAATAGTTACCGAACTTGGTACGGTAAAGGGGCAAGGGATGACGGTTCAAGAGGCCCTATTCACCGCTATCGAGGTAAAGATAGGGTTCGATGTTATTCATGGCGTGCATCAATGTTATTTCAATCGTCAATTAGACACCTTAGTTCTTGCGGGGGACCTCCCCCCGGGCGACATCTACCGAGTGGTACGCATCCGGTTGTTGCAAATACTAGAGAGGGATTTCAGAATGTATCTATTTATAAGACATGACTAGACCAAGGGCGTTTAAAACGCAAGAAGCGCTTGATGATATCGAGCGCGGTATGACCCAGTATGCCGCTGCCAAAAAGCACGGCGTTAACCAATCAGTATTAAGCCGAATTAGGAGAAGAGAAAATGAGAAACGCAGGATTGAAAACCACTAAAGACGCTATCGTCGCCCTTAACGCAGGTAGGGTGTTCTATTACAAAGGGTACAGATTATACAAATCTGACGGGTATTTGTTTAACGGTAAATCACCCTACCGCCGTGAGCGTATGGGGTTCTTAGGGGCCCCGGAGCTTGTACGAGGCATCACTAAAGGGGTGTGGAACCACGTAGACCTCTGGACGGAGGAGCTCCCCTGGTTCGAGGGGGTCGCATTTACGCAAGGTATTTTATGTTGGGCAAGGTACGAGATCGACAGCATCCCGAAGTTGGTGAATATAACGTCGTATATCGAGGACAGCGGGTTCCCCTTCCGTACTGTTATCGGGCAGGATACTCTGCTATTCAAATACGCCGTGCCTGCTACTAAAGAGGAAGTTCTCCGCCACGTATTCGGGTGCCGCGCGGGGGACACCGTGTAGACCCCCAGGAGTCAATAATCAATACCGGCCCAGCGCACCGCTGGGTCTTTGCTATACGGCCTCCGGAGCAGGTAATGTATCCTGTGCATACTGCCCCGGGGCAACACATACCCCACCGCAAACTGTTTTTCTACGTTATCTAACAACCAAACGGAATAACAACCGTCGATCGGTATGAGTTCTTTTGTGCCCTTCACGTAGATTTTGGCCTTCAATTTCTGCAGATCCAGCAGCAATCTCCCTACGTCCGAGTAGGTTTTCTCCCCCATATAGGGGTCGTCTATGTAGAATTTGGCGGCCATCTTGGGAGAATATCATAATATTTCTAGCCCCTCAAATCGGCAGTTTTGTAGGCGCGTTCCTTCCCTTTTTGTAGGATATTGGAGGGGTGTGCTCGTTATGTTAATTTAACCTTAATGGTGGGAAATGTGTAGGAAAACAGGAAAAGTGTTGCGGGAATGGTACACTCTGATGAGCCCGCCGAGGGGGTATTCGTGAGGGGCGCTTCTGGGGGTGGATTTGGGGGCGGTTTTGCAGGCCACCTAATATATAGGAGTGCGCGGTATGGGGTGTTCGAGGGGTGAATTGCTAATGAAATCATGGTGTTAGGGGGTGGTTGGGGGTTGGTGGTTGGTGGTTCGAGGGGGGCGGGGCGTCAGGATGCGCTATGCGCGCTTAAAAACTTGTGGGACATACGAAACCATTCGGAACGAAATAAAATCGATTCTAGGGGCCAAAGAATCGAAATTAGACCCCCTGGCGGGGCAGATTGAGAGTGCAAAAACGGGATCTGGTAGAAAAATGCTACCGAGTTGGGTAGGATCAGCTCACAGCTCATACCCAGCCCGGGGAGGGGATGAGGGGTAGGGGGGGTCCCCCTAGGGGGGCCCTATCCCCCACCCTCACCCAACCGGGAAATTGAGGTTTTTTAGGAAAACCGAAAGAGCCGAGTGAGCCGAGGATTCATGCGGGTCTTCGGGCGTTTGGCTCACTCGGCTCACAGCTCGAAAAAAGCGAAAGAGCCGGGCTTTTTTGCCCCACAATCGGTGTCTCATTCCTGCAACACTATTGTGTAGGAAATGTCTGTTAAAGAATTAGTAAAGTGTCGGGGTCGCTTTACGTTTCAGGTGAGGTAGGTTTACGTTTAATGTGGGATATTTGAGCTTCAAGTGGGGGTCGCTTTACGTTTAATGTGGGGTATTTGAGCTTCAAGTGGGAGATGGGTACGTTTCAGGTGGGGTATTTACGCTTCAAGTGGGGCGGCCTTACGTTTAATGTGGGGTATTTGAGCTTCAGGTGGGAGGAACTGACTTTTCTGTCCGCTGGTATTGACCTTTCCGTTCGCGTATGCGAATATAACGGGAAATGGGTTTTTTAAACGGTGTGGGTATAGATTTCCGTTATAAGAAACCCGTTTTATATAACTTTTAGTTATAACTATGATAAGTGATTAATTTTATAGGAGAAATGAGAGATGGAACAGACACCGTGCGAGGAGTTGGGGTACAAGGTTGGTGACAAGTTTGAGGTGCTTACTGATAATCATGAGGTTTTTAAAGCGGGGGAGGTGGTGGAGTTGCATGTTGATGATGGATCGAATGTGCCATACTTCGTAAACGATACCAGCAGCGCAGGTATACAAGCTGTATTCTTAACCGATGTACGGAAGATAGAACCTACCCCCGAGAAACAAACACCATGCGAGAGATTGGGGTACAAGGTTGGTGACAAGTTTGAGGTGCTTGGGTCGCTTGGGTCGCCGCTTATAAACGAAAGAACGGTATTTACGTTACGTGTTGATGATGGATCGGATTGTCCTCATTTTGAGGTAGGGCACCCCTGTATGGGCGTGCAGTGCATACATTTAGATGACGTGCGGAAGATAGAACCGGCGGGATTCGCAGCCATACCCCCATCGGAATACTACGACGTGTATTTCCGTTGGAACGTGGATTCCGGGGTGTTGGTAGCGAAGCATGTAACGAAAGGCGATATCGGCAAGTACCCTAACGTGGATAGGACAGAACCCTCAACACCACGGCCCCCACAACGGAAGCACAGCCACTATTTCAAGGATGTCCGGCACCTGGAAGAGATAGACGTGTACCGGGTATTGGAGTTATTTGAGGTGCGTGATAGTCGTGTGGCACATGCTGTAAAGAAGCTGCTGGTGTCAGGGGCCCGGGGAACGAAAGATCAGGAGCAGGACATCCAAGAGGCGCTGGACACGTTATTACGGCGTAAGGAGATGTTAGAGGAGGATGGGAGTCGGGGTTGAAAACACCATTGACCTCATAACGTTACTGTAGTAGTCTCTAGCGCATTATGGCTATAGACTACTACAGAGACGACACCGACTTCGGCGACCTCTTCGGAGATATGCCGAATGAACTATCGCCCCTAGAAGCGAAGTGGTTCGCGATATTCAAAGAGACTCGAGGAGATCGGGTAGCAGCGGACAACGCCACGGGCAACCCGTTCCGGCATACCTCACCCTCATTAATGCTTCAGCACGAGCTGAGAGCCTATCGTAATTTCAGCAAATGCGATCCACTGTCACGGGAACAACGCATCACCAACGAGACCGCCGACGTAGCATTCGCGGATGTAAGGGATCTTCTGGACCCCGATACGGGAGCTCCTAGACCTATTCAGGATTTACCCAGGCACGTAGCAGCAGCCATTTCTGCAGTCGACGTAACCACGGACGACACCGGCAGAGTCACTATAAAATACAAGATGCATAATAAGCTGGTAGCGTTGGACGCGCTCGCTAAGCAGAATAATATGTACAAAGAAAACAACAAGATAGAAGCGGATATCAAGACGGAGGATGTCGGGGATAAGGATATCGCTCGACGGCTCGCGTTCGTGTTACGACGCGGGATAGAGAGCAAACAGAACTCGGAAGAGTGAAGCACCACTAAGCATAGACGTTCAACTATTATAGGAGCATCACCATGTCACGCATTCTAAAATCAATCATGGGCCGCAAGCTTGGCCTAGACCACGGAAACGTATTACTGTCGCAAAAGGGGTTTGTATCCGGCGACAACGGCAAACAAATCGCGCTACCGAGCCCGACTCGTGTAGCGCTATTCGACGATTTCATCGGCGATAGGGTATCAACTAGCGTATGGCAGTTCGTTGAGGGAACCGACTCGGCTACCTCCTCTGCGGCCATATTAACCGGCGGCATCGGCGGCGTATTACGACTCACAACCGGCGACGCTGGTACAGGTCTGGCTGCCGACACGGAACAAATGACCGCGAATCAGTTGATGTGGCAGGCCAGCAATGGCGGGCTATCATTACAGGCGAGATTGAAACTGAGTCAGATTACTGAATGTTACGTGTTCGTCGGGTTCACCGACACCGTAGCCGCGTCTCTTGAAGCGCCTATCATGTCAGCCGGGTCAGCAGATACGTTCACAACCAACGCGAGCGATGCGGTAGGATTCATGTTTGACACCCGTATGACAACCGACAACATCTGGTTGACAGGGGTCAAGGCGGATGTTGATGCGACTCACCAGAACTCAGGCGTAGCACCAGTAGCGGCGCAGTACCTGACGTTACGAGTAGACGTAGATAGCAGCGGCAACGCCACTTTCTACATCAACGGCGTACAACGCGGTACGACTCTGGCCAACGCTATCACAGCAGCCACGGATCTCACCCCAGTCGTAACGGTATCCAAAACAGCAACCGCGTCTAGCATGACTCTGGACCTGGACTACCTCCATATCACGATGGATCGTGCTGCGGACGGCGGAGCGGTGTAACGTTTTAACGGCCCCTTCGGGGGCCTCACTATCGGGGGTTACTATGGCACGACGTAAAGCAGTACTACCGGAAGAAGGACAAGTGGGAGCGCCGACATTCGGGGGTCCTGTAGTGTTGGTGTGGTTGGAGCGACTTGAACGGCTATTCGGTATGCCTGAAGGGCACGAAGGAGTCGCGGAACGTATTCAGGTATACCAGGACAAAGTAAAAGAGGAACTCGGGCGTATTCCTGAGAATAAGGAAGATGTCCTCAACCTCATCTACGAAATCAGGAGCAAGCAATAATGAGCGCGCATCCAAGACAACGAAACGGGGTTATCACTCTGATCGCGAACCCATCGGCAGCGGCCACTGCAGAATTGTTAGCGGCACAAGGGACGGGGATCAAGATCGAGGTAGTTTCGCTCAAAGTCGTGTCGACCGGGGCGAATACTGTCACGTTCAAATCCGCGACGACAGCCATCGGTTCCGCAGATGATCTAGCCGCTAACGGCGGGTACGTTCTGCCGTATAACGAGAACGGTTGGATGGTAACAGCGGCAAATGAAGCGCTAAACGTAACCCTATCGGCAGCTACGAAAGTAGCGATCCATCTACAGTACAGGTTGACAAAATGACGAACGTAGCGAACCTAATTGACGCGGTACTGGACCAACCAACAACCAAAAGTGAGCTGCAAGCGCATCCAGTTGAGGTTGTTGTGGGGAAGTCGATACACGCGATAAAGGCCAAACGCGCTGCGTCACGATTGGCCCGGTTACTATCTGCACCCGCGACGACTGAGATTACACAGGCGATCAACACGCACAAGCAGATCCTATTCGATCTCGGGTTCCGCCAACCTAACACGTTGAAAGAATGCAACGAATTGCTGGCACGATTGGGGGATTAAGCTATGGCAACAACATTAAATCTGTTTGATAATTGGCGTAAGATCGTTGCCGATCCGACAAGGGCGGCAGCGGTATCGGGTACGCTCAAGATCGCGCTATTTGCATCGTTCAGCCCGAATCAGAATACCTACGACTACTACGACGACTGCACCCCGGGTACAAACGAGGTGACGGGATCGAACTATACGGCGAGGGGTAATGCTCTGGCGTCACCAACCTGGACGGGACCGAGTGGTGCGGGGTTATTGACGTTCGACGCTGACGACCCGACGGCGTGGTCCCAACACGCATCGGGTTTTAGTAATGCCCGAAGAGCGGTTATTTACTACGATACCGGGGTCAACAGTACTTCGACATTGGTAGGCTATACAGATGATTTCGGTGCGGACGTGGGTAACGTGGCAGCGGATTTCTCTATAACGCTGAACGCCTCTGGCATTTACACCTCACCGAGGTAGCGCATGTACATACTCGCGAGTACGTCAGACGTCATTCGCGTTACCACCGATGCAGCCGCAGCGGTGGATTGTCACGCCACCTGGGTGGACAACAACGCGGGTACTATCACACCGGGGCGGACCAATACCGCCTCGATTACTACAGCCACGACCACACCGGTCGTGAGTTCGCCAGCAGCCTCGACTTACCGAGGAATCAAGAAGTTAGCCATATTCAACACACACGGGAGCGTACGAACGTCCATCGACGTTGGGCATTACGACGGAACCACGGAAGAGACGATCTACTCGACGATTCTGGGACCTGGGGAATTCGTAATATACACCGAAGGGGTTGGCTGGCAACGTTTCAACGCCAATGGTGAATTGATGAAGGCCGGTGTCGCTCAGGCTGCGTGCGACAAACAGGCATTCGCGGCGGACGGAACCTGGACTAAACCCACTGGGTTCACCCCGAAATTTGTTATCGTCGATCTATGGGGCGCGGGCGGGGGAGGTGGAGCCGGAGCTTCACTTGCTACTGCAGTCGCGGCTCACGGAGGCGGCGGAGGTGGGGGCGGGGCGTTCGTGCGCCAAGTATTTATGGCCTCGGATCTCACCAGTACGGTAGCTGTCACGATCGGGGTAGCGGGGACTGCGGGGACACCAGGAGCAGCAGGTGCGCTTGGCGGGGATGGCGGCGTCGGAGGTACAACCACTTTCGGAAGCTATTTATCTGCATACGGCGGCGGCGGCGGTAGAGGCGGTGCGATAACCGCAGCGATATCAGGAGGCGGCGGAGGCGGCGGCGGTGAAGGCGCTGGCGGTACAGGAACGACAGTCGGGGGGACCGGAGGCGTGCCTACTGCAACAACAGTAGCGATAGGGTTTCAGGGAGTTACAGGCAGCGCAGCGGCGAACCCGAATGGGGCCGACTGGGGCGGGGCCCCTGGCGGGAGCGCCTCTAGCGCGGCAACCCCGGTGGCGTTTCCTGGGGGTACTTCCATGCGCGGCGGCGGCGGCGGAGGTCAAGGGGGTTGCCATACCAGTACCCCAGCGGTAACAACCGGGTCGGATGGCGGGGCTTCTGGAACGTATTCAGCAACCGGCGGTGGCGGGGGCGCAGTTGGTACGAGTGGCCCGTCACCGACGGTGGGCACTGCGGGGTCTGATGGATCTTCTCTACGCGGCGGACACGGAGGAGGAGGTGGTGGCTCTACGGTAACAGCCGCGACTGCTGGTAAGGCTGGCGGAAACGGGGGGCGTGGAGGTGGAGGCGGAGGTGGCGGAGGTATTGGGCAAAACCCAGGATTGGGGGGCGCTGGCGGGGCTGGCGGAGCGGGATACGCGATAATTTACAGTTACTAAAATGATAATACTTGCAAGCACTTCCGATGTAATACGAGTCATAACCGGTACAACCGGATCGGCTATCGATTGCCACGCCTCGTGGGTGGACAACTCATCGAGCACGATTACGCCGGGTAGGACCAACACGGCCTCGATAACGACCAACACGACAACCACGGTATGCGGATCGCCTGGGGCGTCGGCGTATCGGGTACTGAAGAACCTCACGATCTGTAACACTCATGCCTCGGTAGCCACCTCGATTGAGGTTGAACACTTCGATGGAACAACGGCGGAGACTCTATACAAAACAACATTGCTGCCAGGGGAGTTCGTCGTTTATGACGACGACGCTGGCTGGCAGAGGTTCAACAGCGAAGGCTCGGAAGCTGGTGTAGGTCGCGCAGGAATAAATGTGGATGTCCAGGAATTCAGCGCGAATGGAACCTGGGTAAAGCCCACGACCTTTAAACCGAAGCAGGTAATAGTCGACATGTGGGGCGGTGGCGGTGGTGGGGGTAGTGGCGGTTTTGCTGCCTCCGCCGCCACGGTGCACAAAGGCGGGGGAGGTGGAGGGGGAGGTTGCTTTCGTCGGTACATAATAGATCCTTCTGTACTACCCGATACCGTGGCGGTTGTGGTAGGACTCGGGGGACAAGGAGGTATTGAGACCACGACCACCGCGCCACAAGCGGGAACCGCCGGAGCGGTTGGGGGCACTACCTCTTTCAATGGGAACTATCTAGCCTACGGCGGCGGCGGCGGCGCTGGAGGAGTAAACACCGCCGCCAACTCGGGCGGCGGCGGCGGTGCGGGGTGGAACGGCGCGGGGGGCACTGGGGGGGCCACGGGGGGCTCTGGGGGGGTTCCTGCTGTTACAACTAACGCGACAAACGGAAACGGAGTAGCGTCAAGTGTAGCTACGGTGCCAATACCGGCCTATGAAGGTGGCGCGGGCGGCGGGGGTTCCTCAAACACACCCGCGGTATTCGCCGGTGGTACGTCTATGAGAGGCGGCGGCGGCGGAGGGGCCGGGGGGTGTACCGATGCAGTACCCGCGGTTGTTGCACCATCGGCGGGCGGCGCTTCAGGAACGTACAGTCTATCCGGGGGAGGGGGAGGAGCAGCAGGAACCAGCGGCGCTTCTCCGACAGATGGCACAGCAGGATCGGCAGGAACTTCACTACGCGGCGGCCATGGTGGGGGAGGTGGCGGGTCTACGGTTACTGCGGCTACTAATGCGGGTAAGGGGGGCAACGGAGGTGCGCGAGGAGGCGGCGGCGGCGGCGGGGGGACGACCACTGCAGTTACAACCGACGGCGGAGCGGGGGGTAAAGGGGGAGATGGTTATGTTATTGTTTATACATACTAAAATATGATAATACTTGCAAGCACATCAGACGTAATACGAGTCATAACCGGTACAACCGGATCGGCTATCGATTGTCATGCTTCGTGGATAGACAACGCCTCGGGCGTAATGACTCCCGGACGAACGAATACCGCCTCGATAACAACCAACACGACTACGACTATTGTAGCCGCGCCAGCCGCATCGACCTATAGATCGATACGGCACATAACAATATTCAACACACACGCATCCGTAGCAACCTCGGTGGAGGTCGAACACTACGACGGCACAACGGCGGAATCCTTATACAAAATTACGTTAGCAGCCGGGGAATCGGTGCAGTTCATCGATGACCGCGGTTGGTTCGAGTACAACGCCAGTGGAGTACAGCAGCCTATAGACGACATTACTGCGATAGGTTCTGCGGTTGATAGACAAGAATTCTCGGGTACAGGAACCTGGACCAAACCAACGCACATGAAAGCAACGATGGTGGTTGTTGAGCTATGGGGTGGAGGAGGTGGAGGCGGCGGAGGAGGAGTGAACAACGCGGTGGCTACGAAAGGCGGCGGCGGTGGGGGAGGTGGCGCTTATATGCAGCAGATCTTCGCAGCTAGTGATCTAACAGATACAGTTACCGTGACGATAGGCAATGGCGGAACGGCTGGCACGAGCGTAGCAGGTAGCGGGGGAGCCGCAGCCGGGGGTAATGGGGGCACGGGCGGTACGACTACTTTCGGGAGTTATCTATCAGCATTCGGCGGCGGGGGTGGAGTGGGCGGGGCTAGTTCTGGCGTGGCGAGTGGAGGAGGGGGAGGCGCGGGTCTAGGTGCCGCTGGAAGCGTTGGCACAACTGTGGGCGGCGCGGCTGGATGGCCAACAGGGGTAGGGTTATTAGGCTCAGGGGAGCCGGGGCAAGCCACGGTGGTCTCGAATACTACAGAATTCGGGGGGTGTGGTGGCGGGGGCTCCAGTGCCATCCCTGGAACGGGGGGTGCGGGGGGTGCCTCTCGGTACGGCGGAGCTGGCGGCGGGTCGGGCGGGGCGCATACCGCTACGCCTGCCGCCGTCGCGGCAGGACCCGGCGGGGCTTCTGGTTTCAGTGCAGGTAATGCTGGGGGAACAGCGGGGTTTATAGGTGGTAAAGGCGGCGGGGCGGGCGGACCTGGGGCCAGTTTGCTCACTACCGGAGGCGGGGGGTCCGGCGGCGGCGGTGGTGGTGCTAATGCCCTGGCGGTTACAGTGGATGCAGGAGCCGGAGGTGCTGGAGGTTTAGGCGGCGGGGGAGGTGGCGGAGGTGGGGCCAGCCTAGCCACGACAGGAACCAGCAGCGGAGCGGGTGGTCTGGGTGGGGGTGGGTATGCGATAATACATACCTACTAAGAGGCGGCTATGGCTATCGTAAAAGGGCTTTGGGACAAGACAGCGGTAAATAAGGGGTGGTTCGATCCACAACTTATAACCGTTGGTTGGTTTGATAAGCGCCTCATCGATGACCTGAATCCGCCAGTAGTCAAGGATCTGACAGCGGCCACGTTCACCTTTACTTCTGCCACACTGCAGAACCGATTGACTCTGAACCCGACAACAGGCGCGCTTACTTTTAGCCCTAAAACGACGCAGAATACCCAGACAAATAGGCCGACAGCGGCTACATTCAACTTCAGCGGGCAGGCGTATAACAGCTTCCTTGCGATGTCTACCACAGCAGCGGTATTCAGCTTTACCAGCAATGCTATAGCGAGTGCCAACTCACACGGGCTATCTACGCCATCCTTTGGGTTCGATGGCACAGACGTTAGCCTCGCGATGAACAACACGCCAACCGCAGCGACATTCAACTTTACTGCAGGTGCTTTAACACAAACCCTCGATGCTACGCTTACGACACCGACAGCGACCTTCACAGCGAATACGATACAGAATCGGAATACCGTCACACCTACCCCTCCAGAGTTTTTATTTGTGCCGCAGGATGTCACCTATGTCGCGAATGTTGTTTTAGAACTAACCGTGGCCACGCTTGCACTAACACCGGCAACTACCCAGAATACGAATACGATAGAACTATCAGCAGCAACATTCCTGATTCAATCAGCGGGAGACCTGGAGCTGGTTATAGGCGGGGGCGTTCTGCCAGATCCGTTGAAAATACGACCACTAATTGGAGTTGGTTTATAGAATGTTTAGAGCAGATGATTTACTACAGATACTGAATGAGTTGTCACCGAGCGACAGGAAGGAGGCTATCGCGCTTGCTTCAGCAGTCACGGAGCATTTGCCGTGGGTACCGAACCCGGGTCCTCAAACGGAAGCGTTCTTCAGCCAAGCGGACGAGGTATTCTATGGCGGGGCTGCAGGTGGTGGAAAGCTTCAATCAATTCAATCACTTACACTAACCCCAACTGGTTGGCGCAAGATTGGCGACCTCAAAGTTGGGGATAAATTGTGCGCGACAGATGGCACCGTACAAGAAGTTATAGGGGTATTTCCGCAGGGTACGGTAAGTATATACCGGGTGACAATGCGAGACGGAGGTGCGACTGAGGCGGGGTTGGACCACAACTGGCTGGCCTGGAGAACGCACGCGAACACCAAGAAGGGCAATAGGGTGACTTGCGGCGCTGAGTCAGCACGTAAGTGGACAACCCGGCAGATGATAGCCGAGATGGAAAAGGGAACCCGCGATGATGGCAGGAGGAGAGGATTCGCGATACCAGTAACGGAACCTGTCAACTTCACTGTGGCGGGGCAGTTGAAAGGCCGAGGGGTGTTCGTTGGTCGAGAGATTGACCCTTATATATTGGGTTTGCTGCTTGGGGACGGGCATATTACAGAAAAAGGCATTGGACTAACATCTATGGACGCGGAGATCGCCTCCGCTTTTATGGCCTGGGCCGGTGAGGACTGTCGGGTTAAGGTAGAGCAAAATAAGCGTTCGGATACCTATGCGTTACGCGGACCTATGTTGAAGAAGCTTAAGGACCAGCTATCCGACCTGGACCTCCTCGGCTGTAAATCGCACGATAAGTTTATACCGAGGCAATACCTATTCGCACCGATAGAAGAGAGATGGGCTTTATTGCAAGGGCTTATGGATACTGATGGGTGGGTGGAGCCTAGAAGGGCCTGTTATTACACAACGGTGTCGGAGGTGTTAGCCTCTGACGTTGAGCACTTGGCCCGCTCACTTGGGGCGGTTACGACTCGAACCGAGAAGAACCCGAACTATACTTATAAAGGTGAGAAGTTAACGGGGCAGAAAGCATATTGTATTCGTATCAAGCTGCCGAACCCCGAATGCGCTTTTAGACTCCCCCGCAAGATAGCGGTAGCGGCGAGCATAGAACATCAAAGCGAAGGAAGGGTTATCGAGAGCATAACGTATGTACGGGAAGATGAGGCGGTATGTATCGCCGTATCAAACGCCAATTCTCTGTACATAACCGACGATTTCATCGTAACACACAACACGGACCTACTACTCGGATTAGCGCTCACAGGGCATACCAAGTCGCTCGTGTTGCGAAGAACGAATCGAGAGGTTAACGGCCTAGTGGAGAGGATGACTGAAATCCTGGGAGCAAGAGAGGGCTACAACAGCCAATCAGGAATCTGGCGGTATTCGGACAAACTAATCGAACTCGGGGGTTGTCAGTTAGAAGAAGATAAACAAAAGTATAAGGGCAACGCGAAGGATCTGTACTGTGTCGGGCCGGATACCGAAGTGCTCATGGCAGATGGATGTTATCGGAGAATGGTAGAGATAGTACCAGGGGATCTTGTTGCCACCTTGGAGGGACCGAAACGGGTCAACAGAGTCTACACTATACCAAACAAAGACACGGTAGAACTTTCGGTACAGCACCCCGATGGTAGGAATATTAGACAGCTACAGTCCTCCGCTCACTATCTCTTTACAGGAAGTGGTTGGGAGGTGCCGACGAACACCACCGAACGACTGGCGCTACTGTCTGCCGGGACGCGCACAGGTACAGAGTACCCCCACCCGTATACGGGTGGGTTACGAAAGGTACAGACGGGCCTTATATACACTACCGCCCCGACAGTAACTCCAATCGGGGTACGAACGCTATATGACATGGAAGTGGAAGAAGTCAATCACTTCATAACAAAGGGCGGAATAGTTAATAAGAACTGTTTTGATGAGTTGTCAGATTTCACCGAATCACAGTACGTGTTTATTACCGGGTGGAACCGATCGACGAAACCCGGGCAACGTTGCCGGATCATCGGAGCGGGGAACCCACCGACGAGGCCCGAGGGGCAATGGGTTGTGAGGCGTTGGGCTGCCTGGCTGGACCCACGGCACCCGAGGCCCGCGAAACCCGGGGAGTTGCGTTGGTACACGACGAACAATAAAGGCGAAGAGGAAGAGGTCGACGGACCAGGGCCGCATTACCTGGACGGCGATAGGCCGCTGTACGCGAGATCCAGGACGTTCATCCCGGCAGCGCTGGCAGATAATCCGGATCTGGTAGGCACCGGTTACCAAGCGAGTCTGGATTCTTTACCGGCGGAGCTTAGGGCCGCGTACCGCGACGGCAACTTTCATACCGGTATCCAGGACGACCCGTATCAACTGATCCCGTCCGCGTGGGTTATAGCAGCTCAAGAGCGGTGGAGGCCGAATCCTCCAGTAGGTATCCCGATGTGCGCAATCGGTTGTGATGTAGCGGTGGCAAAAGACAAATTCGTAATAGCTCAAAGACACGATTCCTGGTTCGCTCCTCTGATAGTGATACCGGGAAAAGAAGTCGCGGACCCGAAGCAGGCAGCGGGCCGCGTACTCGCCCTACGGAGGGATAACGCGAAGGTTATCGTCGACGTCGGCGGCGGCTGGGGGGCAGATTGCTACGGGCAGCTTACGTCGAACCAGATTGACGCGCTCGCTTACATGGGGGTGAAAGCATCTAAGCGTAAAACATTAGACGGAAAATTCGGTTTCTCGAATGTGAGAACTGAGGCGCTATGGAAATTAAGAGAGGCGCTAGACCCCTCACAACCCGGGGGTTCGACGATGCAGCTTCCTCAAAGTGTTACGCTTCGGGCGGACTTATGTGCACCTTACTATGCTGTTAAGAAACAAGGTGATACAATAATGCTAGTTGCTGAGAGTAAAGAGGACGTGAGGGACAAACTCGGGAGATCCCCGGACGAGGGCGACGCGGTAGTGATGGCATGGTATGATGGATTCAGACTGGCTAACGTCCAAGGCGGCTGGGAGGATAACGTTTACAATAAAACGCGAACGATATCTGTGAATCGTGGAAGGCGGTATAACTGAGGGGGAATAGATGGAATCCTTGAAAACGATCGCGTGTATCATGCTTACTAGCGTAGCAGTAGTGGTAGTTCTATCGCTGGCGTTCACTTTCGGATCTTTATTAACCAGTGTAATGCAAACTCTATAGAGGTGATTATGGGATTGTTGAAAAAACCTAAGATGCCGCCGCCGCCGAAAGTGATACCGATGGCGGACCCTATGGCGACAGCCGCAGCAAAACGACGTTCGATGCTGAAACAGCAAGCCGGTAAGGGGCGAACGAGTACGATACTGTCCCAGGGGGACGCACTCGGAGGCTAGTATGACCCTAGAATTCATCCTACACCAAGGGCATAAGCTCTTCGAAGAGAAGCGCCCTTTGTTACGGCTTTGGCAAGAGATCGCGGAGAACTTCTACCCCGAGAGGGCAGATTTCACCACACCGATACGAATCGGGAACGATCTTACCCCAGGCATATCGGCTAGTACACCCTTGCTGGTTCGCAGAGAACTGGCAAATGCTATCAGCACTATGCTGAGGCCGACGAATAAGAGCTGGATGCATCCTAGGGTGCAAGGCTATGATAAGCTGAGTCACGAAGCAAAAGTCTGGCTAGACGAAGCGGAACGAGTGCAGCGGGTAGCGATGTACCACAAACCTACAGGATTCAACAAAGCTACGAAGCAAGCTGATAATGACTACGTGACCTTTGGCCAAGCGGTGATGCAGATCACAGATAATCGTGAGCTCAACGGATTGCTATTCCGGACGTGGCACCTGCGTGATTGTGTGTGGTGCGAGGATGAGGAAGGCATCATTGATACCGTCTATAGGTTGTGGGATGATGTTACTCTGGCAGCTTTGAATCGCAAGTTCCCCAAGACGATGCCGAAGGAGCTCAAAGAGAAGATGGAGAAGAACCCCTACGACAAGGCGAAAGTCTGGCACGTAGAGCTACCCTCCCACATATACACCTCGGAAAAGAACAAAGGGAACCGGTTTCCGTATGTGTCTCTGTACATTGAACTGAGTACAAAAACCATACTGGAAGAGGTGCCGATACCTGAGTGCACGTATATAATCCCTAGATGGCACACAGTCTCAGGATCTCAGTATGCGTACTCGCCAGCGGTAGTGATAGCCACACCGGATGCGCGTACCCTGCAAGAGATGACAGTGACATTGCTTGAAGCCGGAGAGAAAGCCGTTACGCCGCCGATGTTGGGAGTACAAGGGGCACTCCGAAGCGATGTGAACGTCATGGCCGGGGGGCTCACCTGGGTAGATCGTGAGTACGACGAGAGACTCGGTGAGGTATTGCGACCGCTTACCATAGATAAAGGTGGCATCCCGCTCGGCATGGATATGCACGACAGGATCAAGAACGATCTTTATGAGGCGTTCTTCCTGAACAAGATTCAACTACCACCACCTACACCGAATATGACCGCTTATGAGGCGGCAGAACGAGTGCAGGAGTACATACGGGGCGCATTGCCCTTATTCGAGCCAATGGAGATCGAATATAACGGGCCGCTATGTGAGAAGAGCTTCAGCAACATGCTACGCGCGGGAGTTTTCGGTGTCTATGTAGGACCGATACCAGAAGATCTGCAAGGGGCGGATATTAAGTTTGAGTTTGAATCCCCGCTACACGACGCCATTGAGAAAGCTAAGATGCAGAAGTACCTAGAAGCCACGGCGACATTGGCGCAGGCAGCGGCAGCCGATCCTAGTGTTATAAACCTATTGAACGTACCGAAGGCTACACGTGAGGCGTTGATCGCTTCTGGTGTACCGCCTGGATGGCTGCGTTCTGAAGGCGAGGTCGATGACATGGTGCGGCAACAACAGCAACAGCAGCAGATCGCGCAATTGTTGGAACAAATGAAAACCGGTTCGGAGATCGCTAAAAATGTAGGATCGACACCGATGCCGGCGGGGACAATGGGCGGGGCGAATGCCGCGCCTAACGTGGGAGGGGTAGCAATTTGAAGAAGATACCAGAAGCTTTCGCGCCGCCAGTATGGGAATTGGCCGATGTGATGGCGATACAGGCGTGTGTAGCAGGAACCGCAACACCGGAGCAACAGAAGCGGGCGATCGATTGGATCGTGTACCGGGCAGCCGGTACGGATGAGGTAGATTATCGCCCCATTGAAAGGGAGCATGTATTCGTATCAGGTAGGCGTTTCGTGGGCCTACAGGTACGCAAACTGATGGCGTTGAGGCCACAGGCTTTTTCCAAGACTAACCAGGAGGACTGAAAATGGCAGGAACTGAAGGAAACGGAGCAACTATTCTTAATACGGAGAATACGCCAGATGCGAAAACGACAGATGCTGCGCCAGCAACAATCACGACGCCTCCAGCAGATGAGGCGGCAGGAACTAATACGAATAGCAATGACTCCGGACAAGGGGCTACAGGAGGCGATAAGGACGGGGCTGCTGCTGGAGGACACGAGGACTGGGACGCCATGCGAACCCGACTCTCGAACGGGGACGATAAGTTACTCAAACGGTTGTCTCGTTACAGCACGCTAGACGATTATATCAAGGCCGGGTATGAGGCTCAGAATAAGTTAAGTTCAATTAAAGCGAACTCCAAGCCTGGTAAGGACGCAACACCGGAAGAGATCGCAGAATATAGAAAAGCAAACGGGGTGCCAGATGACCCTACAGGGTACGACATCGCGCTACCCGACGGGCTGATTCTCGGGGACAATGACCGCCCGATAGCCGAGAGTTTCATGCAGGTGGCGCATAAACATAACTTGCCGAACGATGTTGTGAATGACATCATCGCACAGCATTTACAGTTACAGGAGCAATCGGTATCCGAACGGATAGACGAGGATAACCGGCAATACGAGGCCACGATGGAGACTCTAAGAAGCCCTGAAGTATGGGGCGGGGAATTCGCCCGAAACCGTAACATGATCCTGAACCTATTGAATGAGGCCCCTCCAGGCGTGAGCGATCTTGTTCAGGGCGCACGTCTACCGGATGGTTCCGCATTGGCAAACAATCCGGAAGTGCTGGTGTGGCTGAACAACCTGGCACGTAAAATTAACCCAACGGCGACTCTGACGGACGGCAATCGTAGCATGGCTGTGAGCCAGATAGAGGACGAGATGGCCGATATTCAGAAGCTAATGGGCGATTCCAATTCCGAATACTGGAAAGGACCGAAGTCTGAAAAGATGCAGGCTCGGTTCCGTGAATTAACATCGGTCTTGCAAGATGCGAAAAGATGAGGTAGACTACGCTCATTCATGTACTTTCCTTGCTTGTTGAGAGCATTTCACCACCGACACAATCGGTGGTGTTTTTTTGTTGCAATTACGCCACACATGTGGTAAGTTCGCCCTAGTATTAAGTGAAGGCCCTGTGTAGGCTCCTTCCGACACCCCTCGCAAGAGGCCCGGAGCCAAGCTGAGAGGCACCCCTGAGACTTGATCGAGTATTAATTTACTTTATCATATTTTATAGGAGTGCCAAAAATGGCTGAATCCGCATTTCAGATTCAATACCGACAAGAGTTTATCGCCGGTTTTGAACAAACCCAATCCCTCGTAAGAGACACCGTAACTACCGAAGCCGTTATTAGCGGAAATCAGGCTGTGTTCCTGGTAGCCGATTCAGGTGACGCTTCCGCTGTTACTCGTGGCCTGAATGGTTTGATTCCAGGTCGTGCAGACAACTTGAACCAGAACACTGCGACACTTGTTGAATGGCATGACAAACCTGTCAAGACCAATTTCAACATCTTCGCCTCACAAGGCAATCAGCGCCAAATCATGCAGTACACCTCTATGGCCGTGATGAACCGTCGTATCGACGCTGACATCATCAACGAACTGAACGGTGGTAGCGTGACACAGGATACCGGTGCTACAGCACAGGCATCGCTGGATCTGGCCATGTATGCTCTGACTATCCTCGGCAACAACGCGGTGCCTCTGGATGGCAATATCAGTGCCCTGATTACCCCAGCTTTCTGGGCGTATTTGATGCAGACCAAAGAGTTCACCAACGTCGACTACGTGAACAACAAGCCGTTTACGAACAGCTTGACAATGTTCCGCTGGGCGAACGTGAACTGGATCGTGCACCCGAACCTGCCTGGTAAAGGCACGAGCGCAGAGAAATGTTTCATGTTCCACAAATCCGCAATGGGCCATGCTATTGACCGGGCCGGTGTCCAGTCAGAAGTAGGCTACAACGGCGAGAACAACTACTCTTGGGCTCGTTGCAGCGCTTACATGGGTGCGAAACTTCTGCAGGCAGAAGGCGCGGTTATTATTAATCACGACGGTTCTGGCTACGCAGCCCAGTAATCCTGACATTGAATAGGAGCATTTAACATGGCATACGCAACTACTGATCCTCTGATCTGTTTAACAACCGCCGCACTCGGTGGCTCCGGCCCTCGTTTGTGGTACCACGAATCCGCTGATGCACTGGCCGCAGCTAATACCTCGGGGTTTATTACCGATGGTGGTAGTAAGGGTTTGCGAGTTGGCGATTACGTCTGGCATCAAGACACACAGACCGACGGTGATCTGTCTATGCACCGAGTTATTACGGTAAGTGCTACTTACCCAGGGGCAGTCGACTTATCTGATGGCACCGCTATCTGCGAGAAGGCTAACGCCGACTAAGCTTGACTGAGCACCGAATAGGTGACAGAATTGAGGGGTTGTGGTGTCACCGCAACCCCTTATATTTTTAGGAGAATCACATGCCGGAAATGAAACTACTGCCAAACCAGCTTAAAGAAGCAGCATACCAACGCCCGCATTACGCGGCGACACCTGTGGAAGGCACTACAAAGGAAGACATTCTGAATAACAGCTATTGGACCCATATAGCACGCAAGGTAACTCCGGGGTCGATTATCGATGTAGTACCCGAGGACATGGCGTTTTTCGCGCAGTTGATAGTTACCTGGGTGGGGCACTTCGACATCCGTGTGAAACTATTGAATTACGTGGATCTGGCGGACGAGATGCCGATGCCCAACGGCGCGGACTTCACCCCGGTGTGGCGTAACAGTAGAAAGTGGTGTGTCCAACGAGCCAAAGATGGTGCTATAATAGCGGAAAATCTGCCCTCGAAGAAGGACGCGGCAGTCTGGATCGCTGAGTACGAAACCAACCAAATGACGGGGTAAGCAATGGCCACGAAGCTGGGTATCTGGAACGAAGCACTTGCAGCGCTGGGTCTGCGTATCGTGACGGCAGCACAGGTCACGACACCGAATGACGAGCCGAGTAGAGTACTCAATGAGATCTACGATAGCGCGGTGGCTACTTGCCTAGAAACAGGACACTGGAAGTTCGCCTCGAAAGTAGCAGCACTCACGCCATCACTCACAGAGATACCCACCTTCGGGTACACGAACGCATTCGCTAAACCTACCGATTACGTTCGAGCAAACCAAATAGCAACCGACGAATACTTCAATTCACCGCTATCTCGATATGCAGATAGGGGTGGCTACTGGTACGCGGAAGAGGAGACGTTATACGTTGAGTACGTCTCGAACGCTACCACACTGGGGCTGGATCTTACGTTATGGCCTCAGACATTCGCAGATTATGTGGCGCTGTATCTGGCGCATAAAGTCTCACGCCGCCTACAACCCGACAAGGAGACCGACGTAGAGGACAAGGTGGAGAGAGCAAAACTCAATGCCTTGGCAAAAGATGCTGTCCTGGGGCCGACTCAGTTTCTGCCTCCAGGACGGTGGTCTTCTGCTCGTGTAGGTAACAGGCAATTCCGGCAATCTAATAGTTCACTATATGGCAGCTAAAGATTACCAGATCGCGTTCAACCGCGGTATCGTTGATAAGAAGGCAAAGGCCCGGGGGGATGTAAAACGCATCGCCATGTCTGCTGAAGAGCAGATGAACTGGGTTCCGCAAACACTCGGAGCGATGACGTTACGCCCGGGGTGGGAGTACATAGGGGCCGCCGCTACGGAGATCGGGGCAATCCGTTATATACCATTTGTGTTCTCACTGACGGATACGGCGTTAATCGAGGTAACGGACGAGGCGCTCCGGTTCTGGGTAGATGACGAACTGGTGACACGCCCCTCGGTGGCGACTGCTTTCTCAAATGGCACTTTTGCCACGGCCCTGACGGATTGGACCGACAACGATGAGGGCGTCGACGCAATATCGGATTGGTATACGGGCGGGTACATGCGGCTCACCGGTGGTGGCGCGAATGGGGCTAAACGCTCCCAGACGCTGACAATCGCAGCCGGGGACCAGAACATGGAACACGCAATCCGGATAAATGTTACGACGGGCTCGTGCCTGCTGCGCGTTGGCAGTACTACCGACCTGGATGATTACATTACCGAAACCGAATTGGGGCCGGGGGTTCACTCCCTGACGTTCACCCCTACGGGCGCATCGGCTTTCGTGCACCTGATAAACCGGAGAACAGTGTATTGCCTCATCGATTCCGTTGCCATAGAGAGCGCCGGAGTATTGTCTATCGCGACAGGGCTCTTGCCCGAGGAAACGTTGGACGAACTGCGGTATGCACAGTCTGGTGACATACTTTTCATTGCGAGGGGTACGACACGTCAGCACGTAAAGATCGAAAGGCGCAGCACCCGATCGTGGTCTGTAGTCTATTACTTGACAGAGGACGGGCCCTTCAGGGTCCCGAACACTACGGGTACGACTATCACACCATCGGCTATAAGTTCATCCGCAGCGGCACCTACTATCACGCTCACCGCTTCCAAAGGGATATTCAAAGAGACCAACGTAGGATCTCTCTACCGGTTGACCTCTAAGGGACAAACGGTGTTTGAGGACAACGCTGCAGCAGCCCCCACGTCATCGAACTCGGTACGGGTATTCGGCATAGAGGCGGGGCGGACGATAACCATAACACTGGTGGGAACCGGTTTTACGGGGACCGTCGACTTGGAGCAGTCAATCGGGGAAGAGGGTTCCTGGACTGTTGTGCAGTCGTGGACCGCAGATGTGACTACTACGTATAACGACGCACTAGACAATCAGGTGGTCTACTACAGATTGACCCTGAGTGCGTATACCGCCGGCAGTATTGACATGACGATCACATTCTCGACGGGCTCGATTACCGGAGTGGCCCGTGTGACTGCGTACACAAGCCCGACAGTGGTTACCGCGGTCGTGCTTGAGGACTTCGGCGAGGCTACGGCGACAGATGACTGGTCTGAGAGCGCGTGGTCCGATAGGCGTGGGTACCCGTCAGCAGTAGCGCTGTACCAATCCCGTTTATACTGGGCAGGCAAGGACAAAATATGGGGCTCTGCAGTCAACGATTACTACAGCTTCACCGACTTGAATGAGGGCGACGCGGAGCCGATATCACGAAGTATTGGAGCAGGCCCAGTTGATTCTATCAATTGGCTTCTGGCTTCGAGGCAGCTATTGGTAGGGGCGCAGGCAGCGGAGATCCTGGCGCGGTCGAATTCTATAGACGAGCCTTTGACTCCTTCCAACTTCAACTTGAAGGAAGGCAGCACGAACGGAACCTCGGCAGTCGATCCGATGAAGGTGGACGAGATAGCGTTCTTCGCAGATCGTGTCGGGCAACGGGTGTTTCAGGTATTGGCCTCCTCAGAGAATTTCGAAGTCAACGAACTTACAGTAATGGTTCCGGATTTATGCTACCCGAAAATCGTTAGAACAGCCGTGCAACGTAGACCAGAAACCCGCTTGTACCTACTCACCTGTGATGGGCGTGTGGTTGTAGTAACGTTCGACAAAGCGGAGGAGGTGAAGGCCTTCTGGACTATGGAAACAAGGGGCATTGTTGAGGATGTAGTCGTACTACCCGGTGCCTGTGGGGAGGATTTAGTTTATTTCTCTGTAGTGCGGGTTATCGACGACACGGTAGTTCGATACCTGGAGAAATCCGCGAAGATGACGGAGGCACGGGGTGGCGCGACATGTAAGCTCGCGGATTCTTTTGTCACCTATGACGGGGGTCTGACGAATATAATAGCCGGGTTGGACCATCTTGAGGGGCAGACAGTAGTCGCCTGGGGGAATAGTAAGGACCTCGGTGAATATCTTGTGAGCTCTGGAGTTGTTTATCTATCGGAGGAGGTCGAGCAGGCTTGCGTAGGGTTGTCTTATTACGCGATGTTCGTGAGCAATAAGCTGGGCTTCTCTACATTCGGCTTACCAGCAATGGGCCCGAACACGAGAGTTTCGGAGGTATCGTTATTGTTGGTCGACACCGATGCAGATGGACTGGAGTACGGAACCGATGAGAACTATCTCGACACGTTACCGACTATTGACGACGGTACTGAAACCGAGGTAGGCTATCTATGGAATTACTACGACAAACAGCCGCTGCCAGTAAACGGTGCTAATAGCACCGATGCGGTATTATATCTGAGAGCTACGGCACCTAGACCGTGTACGGTACTGGGCGCTATTGCACAAGTGGAGGGACTATGACATTGATGGTTAGAAATTCGAATAACAGTGATCTGACGGTGTTCTTCGGGGCGGGGGTGCCGATCTCTTTTCGGGGGGTAACGGTGACGGAAGATGACACTCCTATCGCGATCACGGGTATTTATTCCTGGGGCGGGAAGCGGATCATATTCTCGGATATACGAGCCGCTGGACGCAAATACAAACGAGAGATCATACGCTTCGCCAGACAATACCTGAACAGTATTCAAGGAGAATTGTTCGCGCTTGAGGACGAGAACGAACCGACATCGGCTGGGTTCCTCGAACACTTCGGATTTGTGAAAGTTAAAGACGGGATTTATAGGAGAGAATGACATGGCGCAGATAATGATGCCTATGTTGGCCATTGGCGGCGCGGGGATCTCGGCGCTTAGTAGTATCCAGGCAGGGCGGCAACAGAAAGCTGCGGCCAAATATGAAGCGAGGGTGCTGGATTTTAACGCCAAGCAGCAAGAAGCCGCCGGGCAGCAGGAGGCTATCAAGGCGCATCGTGAAGCGGACCTCATGGCTTCGAGGGCCTTGGCTATAGCAGGGGCTTCGGGTGCGGGAACTGTCGACCCGAATGTGCTCAATATCGTAAGCGGCATCCAACGTGAGGGCGAATACAACGCCCAACAAGCACGATACAACTACGGCTCTCAAGCCGCGAGCATGAGAGCTCAAGCGGGGGCCAGACGCCTGGAGGGTAAGAACGCAGCCAAAGCTGGGTGGATCAACGCCGGGGCCACCGTATTGAGTGGGGCAGCAACCGCCGGGGATATGTTCTACGGCATGACTAGACCGAATGCTTGAGAGGAATTCAATAATGCCTGTATTACCCACAGCAGCGGATATCACGAGAGCACCAGCGAGACCGTCTTCAGCGGTTGCGCAGTATAACCCAGGTGCAGTCGAAGAAGCGACAGCCAACTTAGGGCGCACGATAACCCGCACGGCAGATGCTGTTGTCGACATACAACACCGGCTGGCGCGATTGCATGCGCAGGATGCGCTGCTCGATCTCAAGAGGGCGCATAACGAACTTACCTACGGAGAGAACGGTTACGCCCGCTTGCAGAACGGAGCGGCTGCGGCTCCTGGGGTCTATAAGAAGTATGAGGATCTACACCGAGCAACGGCTGCAAAGTTCGCAGAGAAACTGAACCCGCTGGCTCGACAATATTTCGAAGTCGAGGCAAAAGACCTCGGCGATAATTTTCAGGCAGGATTTCTCCGACACGCGATGTCAGAAGAGCTTAAGCATCGCGGTGCGGTGTTTAAATCTTCCATCGACGTGTCAGCACAGACGGCAGCGTTGAACTACAACAACCCTGAGGTGCTGGCGCGAGAGAAGACATCCCGCGACAAACTGCTGGCGGATTACTTTGCGGAGAACATTCCAGGCAACGACGAAGGGGATCAGAAACTACGGCTCTCTATAATGCACTCTGTACACGGCGAGGCGCACGAAGCTGTCGTTAGAGCGATGTTGTTAAACGATAGGGTGCAAGACGCCAAGGAGTACCTGACCGCGAACAAGGATGAAATGTCCGGCAATCGGTTCCAGGCATTGCAGGACACGATGAAGAGCGAGGTCGCCGCAGATGAGGCGAGGGATATCGCCACCGAAATGTATAACATGCGTATCAAAGGCGCGTCGGAAATACAGATACAACAGCGGAAATTGGAACTCACGAAAGGGAAAAGCTCAACGACATCGAACTTCGTTGATAACGTTTACGGCGATCTGGTACGTGCACGCGAAACGGACGAACGCCGAGCTGTGGGCTCGCTGTTAATGGAAGCCGCGAACGGCGGCCTCAGCCCGAAAGATCCGAGGCTATTGGATCTCAAGATAAACAACCCGGCTTTGGCGCTGCAGGTACAGAAAGCCATGCAGAGACAGGCGGGGGGCGGCGGGGGCAAGGGCAGTAAGATGACGGATATGGCTTTGTACGCCGACATCGCAGACAAAATACGTACAGGCAAAGCTGTAGACGCGAACGATATCTACGGCTACGCGGGGGGCGGGTTGAGTGATGCTGACGCGAAGAAGCTCGTCGGTATGTTGGAGAAACGCGACACCGCAGCCGGCAAGTTCAAGATAAGTTCCGTACTGATCAAGGCCAACAAGCCGAAAAGCGCCAGCGGGAATAAGGAGCGCGATGCGGCTTACGCAGGATTCGTCGAATCCCAATTGGCGGAATGGAAAGAACAGAACCCAGGGAAGATCCCTACGCGGCAGGAGCAGATGGAAATCGTACAGTCGGCCAGCGAAGAGTATGTCGGGGTAGACCATGGAATGCTCTGGAGGGACATCACTGAGGAGTCTTACCGAATGGAGAATTTTAGCAATATCTACCCGAAACGTTACGACAAAATAGAGGGGTTAAAAGGCCTCGGCCCTAATCAGAAGGTATACATCTACGAAGCCTGGAAGAAAGAAAAAGCACTCCCGGCAAAAGAACGCAAGTATAATAGCGAAGCGGAATTTATAGTAGAAGGAGTCCCTTCGATACTCGAAGCGTTTAATAAGGCGAAAAAATAATGGCGGACATACTGGAACAACCCGAAGACAACAACGATATCCCACCAGTACCTAGGATTAAACCTCTAAGTGCCAAAGCGCTGCAAGCCGACCGAGTGTCGGTTGCGATTAATCGGGGGCTTATGGGCAACCCGGCGGACGCCGCGAAGCGCAAAGAGTACTCGAAGGAACTCGGGGTAGAGCCACACGAGATCAGGGACTTGAACGAAGCGAAAGCGGAGGTGATCAAGAAACGGTCGCAGATGGACCAACTCATTGAGACGAATCCGGGGTTAGCCCGGTATTTGTTAAACAATCCGATTACTCCCGAATTGGCTTCTGAAGATCTGCCGGCGTTACATAAGATCGCCCGCATGTGGCGGCGTACTGCTCTCGATCCTATCGTGCAAGTTTTTGGCAAGGGCAGTTCGATGTTGGCGCAGGGCGCTGTTGGTGCCGCTGATATAGCGACCAGATTTGTTCCAGGTAAAACACAGGATCTGGGTAAGACGCTCGAAGACGCCGGGTTCAAGTTTAAAGAACTCGATCAGATTCTCGAGGGGATGCTCTCGCCCGAACAACAGCTCGCGAACATGAAACGCGCAGAGCAAAAAACATTCACCGGTGCTTTGGAAGCGATGGTGGAAAGCCCGAGCGCGGCATCCGACATGGTGTTGAGTAGTCTGGCTGCGATGTACGGCGGCGGGGCACTTGGCGCTGTGCTGAAGAAGGTCGCGCCAGCAGCCAGCGCGGCTGTAGCGGCGGCACTTGGGGAGAGCGTGGTGATAACCGGCGGGTTGCAAGAGAAGATCCGCCAGGAATCTAAGACGGGCACCACAACCGAGGCACAAAAATCAATAGCAACCTTGGCGGGCACGGCAGCCGGTGGGGTAAGCGCGATATCGAACGTCATAGCACGCAAACTGGGGCTACCGGATATCGATGCGTACATAGCCTCTGGCGGTCTTAAAAACGCCCTGAGTACCTCCGGCGTTCCTCCTTCTTTGGCCAAAGTGATCTTATCAGGCACCGTTGTGGAAGGGGCCGAGGAGATGTCACAATCGGCCTTGGAGAGTGTGGCCGAAAACGTAGCACTAGGCAAACAATGGGACGACGGTCTCGGTGCAGCCGCAGCTCAGGGCTTGGTAGCGGGGTCGCTGACTCAGCTCGGTTTCTCGCCGATGATGATTCGTGATGCACAGAATACGATCGAGGATAACATCTCGAGGGAGCGCCACAAGGCGGCTTCGGATGCGCTTCAGAATACTTTCAAAGCGATGCGTGCCGAGGGCACCCGCGACATGCTGGCGAAAGTCGGAGAGGCGGTATCGGAATCTAATCTGAGAAACTTATCCACAGATGCGTTCGCCGAATTCGTCGATCACATGACAGAGGATTCTGACGTGGATGCGGTCTACGTTCCGGTCGAGAAACTCGACGAAGTGCTGTTGCAGAGCGGCATGTCTGAGTCAGAACTTACTGACAAGATGCCAGAAGTTGCTGACAACATCCGTATCGCTCGTGCGACGAAAGGCGACGTTCGGATACCGGTCAAGGATTACCTGGTGAACTTCGCCGGAACACCAACAGAGAAATCCCTGCTCGATCACCTGAAGATCGATCCGGAAGGCATGACCTTCGCCGAATCCCAGGAGTTCATGCAATCGCAGAAAACCGAATTTGAAGCGCAGGCACAGCAAATCATAGCTGCCGATCAACCGGTATTGAGCGCGGAAGAGTATGCGAAACAACCGGTGGAAGGTAAGACTTATAAACAATACCTGCAGGAACACCCCGATCAGAACGCCGTAATCGAGGCAGATTCAAAAAATGTTGAGCGGGTAATAGTAGGGGAACTAAATAAAGCCGGACGCTTTAATAGAGAGGCTAACGCGGTTTACGCGGTACCGTTCCGTGAGTTCTTCAGAACTGCGGCTATTCGAGAAACCCGGAGCACGGGTAAATTGGTAACGCCGACTGAAATATATGAACGCTATCCGCTCAAGTACCAAATGCGGGGCGAGACCCCAACGGCAACACCGGATACGCTGACGCAGCCGGTTACCGCTGCTACGCCCGAGGATTTCAAGACCGAGAACATTCAGGACATTCTGGAGAACGGCAACTGGATGATCGTCGCGGCGACCAATCCGAACGCCAGCACTTTGACTGACGAAGAGAATGAGAAGTTGCACGCGAAATTGTTGGCAGATCTTGATGCTCGCGGGTTGAAGTATGAAGTCGTGTACGGCAGATATCCCGGAGACGCGACAGAAATGCCCTCCGTGTTGGTATACGACGTTGACAACGCAACCGCTCGGGATTTCGCGAACAGATATGATCAGGACTCAGTCCTGGTTCGTGATGGCTTTATCTACCGTGACGGGCAGGTTAAACCCCATCTAGGCAATGTGACGACGTATAGCGACACCGCGTCTGCGTTTTCCGCCGGCGGGTACACGAGAGTACCATCAACCGGTGCGATTTTCTCTGTTGATTTCGATTGGGATGCTAACGACAGGTATACACCCGGAGCTGATTTTTACACGCAACCTACGATACAGAAACCCGGATCGATGACCTTGGTCGGCGTGCACTACTCGCATGAGAAGAGAACTGTTCTCGACGGCATGAAGTACGGAACAGGGCTGACGGGCAAAGAAAGGGATCGGGTGTTGTACGGTGCTAATACCGATGACAATATCAAAACCAGAGTAGATTTCTACACCGACACCGGTAACGGTGTTACTCCGGAGAGTGGCTTAGGTGGGGTTAAGCATGAAGTGCTGTTGACCGACATCTATGACGCATCGGTAAACCCGCTGAATCTCAGCTATCCGCCGACGTGGGACGGGGGCAATACCTTCGAGCAACAGGTACTCGCGAACGGGTTCAAAGGATACTTCGTAAATCAAGGCAAACAAGGTCGAGTGGTACTGCTGGGCGAAGCCGCTCGCGCCGTGCCGGTGCCAACACCGGAACAACTGGAGGAACAGAAATATGAACAACGCAGAAGAAGTGGGTTTCCATCGGCAGAGACAAGGGCGTATCAGGGCACTCGTGAAGCAGATGGAAGTCTCAAAGGGCTCCCCCGACAAGTCGGGGGATTCAACGCCGCGCACTACCGCAAAGCGGAAGAAGTAACCCGTAAATATATGGCCGATGCGGGGTTACCTTATAACCCGCCTAGTCAGTATGTCACCGTCGATCCGGAACGCGCAAAACGCATAGCGTCTGCATTCGACGCGATGAAGCACGATCCGCAAGATCCGCTGGTTAAGGAAGCCTATGCGGCGCTCGCAGCAGAAACTATAGCACAGTACAAAGCGGTGTTGGATTCAGGGCTCGTCATTGAGTTCATCGATTTCAGTAAAACGGGCGACCCGTATGAGGGCAACCCGCGCAAAATGACTGAGGATGTTATCAACAACAACCATATGTGGGTCTTCAGTACTCGCGAGGGTTTCGGATCTGATGCCGCCTTTGACCCTACAGATAACCCGCTGTTGGCAGAAACTGAATTTGAGATAAGCGGGCAGAAGGCTTTAGTTAACGATCTTTTCCGTGTTGTGCATGATTATTTCGGCCATGTAAAAGAGGGCGTTGGCTTCCGGGCCTCGGGCGAGGAGAACGCTTGGCGGGCGCACATGAGCATGTTCAGCCCACTTGCGGGCAGAGCTTTGACCACCGAGACTAGAGGGCAAAATTCTTGGGTGAATTTCGGACCTTACGCGGAGCACAACAAAACGGCCAGCGGAGCTGACACGCATTACGCGGATCAGAAGATCGGGCTGTTACCCGAATGGGTCTCGGCTGATGGAGTCAACGATTCTGTAGGAGCGGAGGGGTACCAGCAATCGGCTCGTCGTTTGATGCTGAAGACGGAGAACCTCAAAAAGTATGGTTTGAAACCCGGCGGTAAATACACCACACGGGAAGTCGTCGCGGCTCTCGAGGCGCGTCAACGCGATAAATACGGGATCATCGAAAAGGGCGATTATTCTGAAGAAGCTATAAATAAAATCTCTAGTTGGATAGCGGAAGAGGTTCGCTTTGAAATGTCGGACCCCGACAACTCCGGTCTCGGGTGGTATTCGTGGAAATACCAGAGGGCGCTCGATATCATGGGGGAAAAATACCCCGAATTGCTAACAGATAAAAACGCTCGCAGCACATTTACCGCGTTGTTAGCGATAACGTCTGACGGTAACCGTCCGAGTATCAACACGATATTGGCGGACGTCGCTTACGCGGAGTACCGCAAGACGGGACGTTTTGGGTCTCTGGAGGGCAAAACTGCACGCACAAATATACCTGTCGTAATCTCCCGCCTACAGTCCTTATACGACGAGTTCGGCGGAGATGTAGAAAAGGTGCACCAATACCTGATGTCTGAAAAGACCTTAGGGGAGCTGAAGCGCGAAGCGGAAGCAGCGGGTAAAACACTGTCCTCGCCGTATGAAGTATCTACTATGCTGCCTATGGCGGCGCTGGAATTCGGGCCGAAACTTGGCGCTTTCTACGCGAATCTCATGGGCTCACATGGGTACCTCACGATGGATCGGTGGTGGTCTAGGACTTTTAATCGGTATCGTGGGTTGTTACTGACGGCACCTACCAAGGAAGGGCTCAACACGTTCAGGAACCTGATAGGCCAACCGGAGTTAAGCGACGACGAGGTTGTGTCGGCGGTAGTACCGTTCGCGGAAAGACTAGGGGCACGTAAGTTCAAAACCCGCTTGGCGCAATTGGTTGGCAAGTCCGAGCCTTCGAAAAAGGCGGATGCTGAAAAGTGGATGAAGATTGCGAGAGAGAAAGCGGGTGACGCTTTCGAAGAGTTGCTCGCGGAGCACAACATAGAGAGGGCTGCTAACACTATATATAAAGCAGCTTTTATCAGCATAGAGGATTCACCTTTCGGCGCAAAGGATCGTACCTTCATGATCAATGCGACAAAGAAAGCACGGCGTAAATTGAAGGCGACCGGGTTGGACATAAGCATATCCGACATCCAGGCGGTTTTATGGTTCTTCGAGAAAAAACTATACGGAGAACTTGGTACTAAATTTTCAGGAACGGTATCCTATGAAGACACAGCAAGAAAAATTATCAGTGGACAACTCACTGCCTCCGATCTCGGATCCGAAGACGATGGAGCTATTGACGGGGTTGATGAGGAAGAAGTTTCTGTCGGGGACGAAGACTATGCCGATGAAGGGGGCTACCAACAGTCCTCCTTCTACTCAGCCCTAGAACGCGAAATCGGCGGACTCAATAAGATCGCGAATAAGGAAGGCTCGGTAAAACCCGACCAAGCGATCAAGTGGATCGAGGCGCGACAGAAAGAGGGCAAGTTTAAGAAAGAGGAAGTCGAGGCTGTCGGCGTCCTCGATTGGTTACAGACGAGAACGGGCGACGTGAAGGTCGCCGCTGTCGAGGATTTCGTTCGCCAGAACGGTGTGCAGTTAGAAGTAATGGTGTTAGGTGATAATCCCATAGACGAGGATCGTGTTTACGAGGTCGCTAGAGAGAGCTTCTTTAACAACTTCGATGTGTACCAACACCCCTACTATGAAAGTTTGATCGAAAATGCGGTTCGCGACACTGCGCGGGAGATGCTGGACGACCCTGAGCATCTGGTTTGGGAACTCTACGGGGAGAATTGGCACGACACTGAGGACCTCGAAAGTTACTCCCGAGACGATGTATCCGAGTTAGCGCGTCGTCTGCAGGAGTCTCTGTCTGTTTACGAGATAATAGGAGAGGACGTCGAGGATGATATCAGGGATGAAGTGTACACCCTCGTTTGGGACGAGGAGTCAGATTATTATCTGGATGACGCCCGAACGTTCCTTCAGGAACAAGAAGGGAGCTACCCGGCAGAATTCGAGGACTACCAACTAGACGGCGGGGAGAATTACCGAGAGATCCTCTTCCGGTTGCCTTATCTCGACCTCCGAAGCAGTTTCGACGCCCCCCATTTCAGGGAAGAATTATCGGAAAACCTTATAGCACACACACGGGTCAATGAGCGCTTCGCTAAGAACTACACGCCTGAGGAACAGGCACAACTAGATGAATTTAAAAAACAGCACGCGGAGTGGGTTGCGGGTAATAGAACCCAGGAGATACAAGACCTATTCGCCGCGTTGAATAAGGCCTACGAGGATCTTCGCAACGCGGCTAACGGGCGCATCATTACGCCTGAATTAGAGGCTGAAGATCCCGTACTTGCAGAAGCTGCGGATCGCGATCGTAGGCTGTCCGCAGAAATCAAAGCACTACAAGAAACCCGCCGAGCGGCAGAACCCAAGCGCCCCGATATAAAACCCAAAACGGAGAAGGTGCTCTTTGTCGAGGAAGTGCAATCAGATTGGGCGCAGCAAGGACGGGACTTCGGGTTCATCTTGAAAAACCCACCTAAACTCACAGCGGACGAACTTGAGTACGAAGCGATAATCGCCCGTATATCTAGTCCCGAAAATTCTGAATTGAATAAAATAGCAGGGCTCCCTCCAACGAGAGAGGAACAGGAGCGACTGGAAGAACTCCGCGCACATAATGTCGACAAGTCATATAAGAAGAAGATTAAACCGGATATTAAAGCTGCACCCTTTGTTACCGACACCCAGGCATGGGTGACGCTAGTAACTAAGCGCCTCTTACGTTATGCAGCCGAAAACGGATTCACCAGGATTAGTTGGACTACAGGAGCCCAGCAGGCGGAGCGGTACCGTGCCGCTCTGTTAGCTCAAGTTGATGAGATACTCTACTCTAAGAATAAATACGGTACCTATAGCTTCGAACTGTACAAGAACGGCAATCCGTCGAACCAAAGGATATGGGAGGAAAACGTTTCCGCAGACCGTATCATGGCGGTGTTCGGAAAGGATATCGGCGAGAAGATAGTAAACGGCCCTGTTACTGAGGGCGACAATAAGAATGTTATATCTGCCGACGGCTTAACCGTCGGGGGTCAGGGCATGAAGGACTTCTACGACAAACTGCTGCCTTCAGTGGTATCTAAAGTAACGAAGTCCCTCGGGGGATCCGGTAAGATTGAAATTATCGATTTCACCGGTAAGGGCAAAGTCTACGATGACGAAATCGGTGTGCAGCAGTCGATAGCCATTACCCCTGCTATGGTTGAGAAGATCATGTCGGGGCTGCCGCTGTTCAAGGGCGAGAGGGGTAGTTTTAACCCGAACACCTTCATTACCACGTTGACCGATGGCAGCGACAAATCAACGGTAATCCACGAAGGCGGGCACTTCTACCTGGAAGCTCTTGCGGATATGGC